AATAGATTGGCCTGGATGCTTTGGAGTTCATCTATGGTTTGATTCTGATTAGGGGGTTGATTTGTAGCCATATAATATAAATATCAAAGCCGGGGCTATTTTTTCCCGGCTTTTGTAACATATGCTTCTGATTTTGATCGTTTTTTAGGAGGAACTCTCTTTGAAAGATCCGTTGTACTGGTTAATATCTTGTTTTTCTTATCTATTTCATCTGCAAGTTTCTGATTTTCATCAGATATCTTCATTATATAATACTTTCTGAGATAAGTCGGCATTTCGTAAGCATCCGTAAAAGTATAAGCTCCTTTGGATTCTCTAACTAAAAAATCGATCTCATCATATAATATTTTTTTATAGGAGATATGGAGATCGAAAAAAGGTAGTATTTATTGGTAACGGAAGGCCCTCCAATACCTCGCCGTTTTCTAAGATATAATCGAATTTAAAATCTATACCAGGGGAATTTTCATACATATTTTTACCCAATTCAACTGAATCCATCGTTATCAATCCATTATTTACAAAGTCTCTAATTGCGGCGGTAGATCTATCTCCATTTACGGCTACAATTTTATGATACCAATGTATAGAAGCTTCTTTGGTGTTTTCTTCATTATAATGCTTTTTCATTGCCGCAATTTCTGTAGCAATCGATTCCTCATCTTTATGAGTTAATAATTTATAAGTTATATTTACACCTGTTATAGGTAACACAAATTCAAATTCATTCTTGCCAGGTTGAATAGATGATTCATTAAATGACTTATCTTTAATCGTAGTAAGATCTACTTTTATTTGCTTTGGTTTATATTCTCCTGGTAAAAGATAATTTAAATCATAATACTTACCAAACATAAGTATTCTAGAAGCTACAAATATAGCATTTTTATCACCAACAATGATATCGTCATAATTTATCTTAGATACGATCAGCGATTTAATCAAACGAGTCATCGTAGTTCCTTCTTCTTTGAAAGAATCATTCGCTAAAATATCTTCTTGTGCGGCTCCGCCGAACATCATTTCTATTGTACCAGAACTTAATGGATTGTCTTTCGCGTATATAAGACCTTTTGAAGGAAGAGGAATAACCTGTGTGGGTTTTTGATAAGCCATAACTTAATTATTTGTGTATATAAATATCATATAATAGAAAAACCTCCGGGTCTAAGCGGAGGTTTCTGATTCCGAAGGTAGCTCAGAATTACGAGTTCTGATACAATTTTTATAGTTCAAATCTATGATCCTTAATACGTTCTGCAACTTCGGCAGGCTTTTTGCCTTTCTTATGAGCTTTCGCTATATAAGGCATATATTTTTCTTTGATTTTCTTTCCATGACTTTCATCTTTACAATATTTACCAAGAGCTTTGACTACCTTATCACCAAATATATTGGCTTTTTCAGCATCTTCTTGCAAGATAGCATCTCTTGCATCTTTCATTTCAGCAATAACTTTGGTTGCTTCATGTAAATGTTTAGCTAATTTTCCTGAAAGTTTTTCAAGTTTCTTGTCTTTATTAGCTTCTGCAAATTCATTTAATGAATTAACATCTTCAGACAATCCTTGAAGAGTTGCGAATACTTCAGATACTTTGGGAGCAATTTCTTCTTCGTTAAGTTCTCCTTCTTCCGATGAACCTTCTTCTAATTCACCAGGCTTTACGAATTTTACATCATCTCCATTTTTAGTAGCATCTTTAGCTTTCTGCTTATTTTCTTCAGATGCTGAATCTGAAGTTCCATCCGGAGACGGAATCGTTAATTCTTCTTTAAGGATCTCTTTATAACATTCTCTTACTAGGTCTTTAAATTTTTTCATTAGTTTGTTAAATTAGAAATTCAAGACGCAATAATCCATTTTCAAAATAATAGGTATCATCAAAGCTTGATCACCTGCAGACCAATCCAATTCGCCAAAAGCAGCATCTTTCACCCAAGATCCTATCATTTTCCATTCTCCGATTATATCTCCAACTGGTCCAACCAGTTCAAGTGTAATATCTTTTTTATAGAAATCAGAATAACCAGCACGTCCTGTAACAGATTCATAACAAAGACGAGCCCATTCCATTACAGCTTGTTGTCCTGAAGGTGTAATAGGATCGTATAATTCCATTGTTACATCCTGCCATTCTCTTTTACCAGCTACGAAGAAATAAGTATTGATATGATCAATTTTGATTTCTGCATCAGTAAAGTGGGGAGAAGTGACTTTTTTAATAATGTAGGATGGAATTCCATCAATATACATGTAGAAACGGTTAGCTACCTTTGGTTGAAAAGCAGTAAACATAATTTCGTTAGGGTCCAGAATCGACATTGATATTTAATTAGTTATATTATTAATTATTGTGAAACAACTGTACCATTAGAAATAAGAGTTCCTGTTGGGTTTATTGTAAAATTCAATACGATATATTCCGCAGTTTTAGTTGGCCATACTCTTATTTCGCCGACTAATTCATTCTGATCGATAACATCAGCAGTATTATTAGTTTCATCCATTATTACCTGGATAGCATAAACACCTTGTTTAGATTGGACAAAAGAGAAATAAGGTCTTACAGCGTTTAAGAATTTATTTCTTGTTTGAGTAGTATTACCTTCAAATACAAGATATTTTGCAACAGATGCTGAGAATTTACGAAGATTGATAAGCAATCTACGAACATTGATCCTATTAAGAGCAGTATTTGCACTTTGAAGTGTCTTTTGACCCCATACAGCAATACCAGTTCCTGGGAAATTAGCTATAGGGTTAATTTTAGCCGGATACAGGACATTTCTTTCTTTCTCCGATAGTTTATTAACCAAACCAACAACCCCTGAAATTCCACCTCTATTTAAACCAGCAGGAGCATACCATTCTTGACCGACTGAATCATTGTAAGCAATTACTTGTGGTATAACTACAGAAGGCGGAACAGCCACTTTTTTATTATTAGAGCTATCAATTATTTTAACCCATGAATAATATACTGCTCCATAATTAGAGTCCAACGAAGCTGCACTAGCTTTAGCAGTAGCAATCGTATCATTTTGACCACAAAGATCTGGGATATATATCGCATCTGTTCTACTTTCTACTGTACTAAGACCATATTGAACCACATAAGGATGTAATGTATTAATAACACCCGGCATAACCAACAGATTCATATCATATTGTTCAACATTAGATAATATATCCAAAGCACGAATATAAGAAAGAGTTCCTGGTGCAGTAGATGTACTAAGATCAAATCCAAATAAATTACTTGGAGTTATATTAGCACCTGTATTTTTAATAACGGTATAATTCATACCATCCAATCCACCTTGGAAAGGGACAAGGAACTTGTCATCTCCCGCAGGAAGTATAAAATTGGAATTATTACCTTGAGTAGCTTCTTTCGGAATAGGATTAAGATAATTTAGATTATCTGTATTATTATAATTAAATCCAGAATATATCACAGAACTAGCCGTACTGTAAACCATACTAGCTGTAGGCAATGAATATCCTACAAATCCTGTGATTGTTTCATATACAGCCTCAAATCCTGCAGGATATACCTTCGGATCAATAGACCCATTCTTTACAGCATCACTTACCTCTACCCATACATAAGCAGAATTGTTAGGATAATCTCCATAATCAATTACTTTCTGTATATTTGAATCATATTTACTATATTCATCTCCAATTTTTTGGCTTATATAAGAAGAGGCATCATCCGGATCTATTGTAAGATTATTAAATTGATCTACAATAGAGGGGACATTATCTGTATCATTGAAAGATCTCAAAAGAACAGAGAAAGTACTATATACTCCATCTACTGTGCTAGGTGAAATATCAGCAATAGCTAATTTCACGTCAATATTAGAGTCATTTCCAGGAGATATATGATGAAATCTGAATAATCTTACACCACCTTCTGAAATGATCCACGGGGTTATAGCCTCACTATATCCACCTTGATTTGAACTTGTAAAAGTACAAGGGGCACTACTCAAAATAAGAGTAGCCTGATCAGAATAAGAAGAAGTACCTATAGCAACAGAAGCAGATAAATAATTATTGAATAACAAATAAGGAAATGCCGATCCTGTTTTAAAAGAAGGACTATTACCAAATATCTTTGTGATATAATTGTTATTTGTAGGATTCAAAGAAGAAGATGCCTGATAATTGACCGAGCTTCCACTTACATATAAATTAAAACTATTCAAACTACCCGTAGCAAGTGTTGCCGAAAGTTCCGCTGCACCATCATTTGCGTTAATACTTGGATGTAAAACCGATAAAACAGAGCTTCCACTGACAAAAGCTGCCAATTTCCTAGAAGTTCCGTCAAAACCCCATCCCCCATCTCCTAAAATTCTTACAATTGTTGCTACAGGTGCAGATTTTAGATAATTTCTTACAGCATAAGGTATATAACTAGTTGGAGTTTCCTGGCCGAATTGAGCAGTAAAATCAGAAAAGGAATACACTGGTGTTGGTACATATGCAGGTCCCTTTAAAGTTGGTCCCACAAAGGCAGCACCAATTTGAGAAATACCCGATGCTACACCAGATAAATCTGTTTCTTGTGTAAAAACGCCAGGTGATAGAAGTCTTCCAGCCATTTATAGAAGTTTATTGGTAATTAATTGATCTTTATACAATAATAAATATCAATAAATATCGAGAAAAATGATTTTTCATATTAGGTTATTTCACCCGTAGAAAGATCTACTTTAACTGACCCATATTTATTTGATAATGTTGAAGATAAAACTGATTCTTCTTCTAATATCTTATAATAAGTAGACAAATAGTTTTCTTTTGTAGATTTCAATTCATCAAGTTTCTTCTCTAATTGATCAATTTGTATTACAATTGATCCTATTTCGGGAAGAATTTTATCATAACCATCTTTTATTTGAACGATTTTATCTAATTCTTCTTGTGATAACTTGTTACTCATAACTATTTATGTATTAAGACTTTATAACGGAATTATTATTTACATTATCTATCGGAGCAGTTTTAGATGCTCCATAATAAAAACCTGCTACAGCAGAGAATGCTCCACCGAAAACGAATCCAATAGCAGCATACATTATATCTTTGTTCTCAGGAGGTACTGGCTTTATTGTTAGCAAATACAAAAGAATAAAAACTCCTAATGTAATTATCACAGCCAAAATATTACGTATTTCTACATTTACTATTTTTTTAAAAAATTCAGTCATAAAAAATAATTTAGTTTGGTTACTATTATAAATATCAATTACTAATGATATTAATTCTATAACTTCTTGGTATAATCAAATAATTTTTAATAATATCAATTGTTTCAGCAAATCCTATATTAGGGTGTACTGCATCTCTCGTATTTCCATAATAATCTAAAGAAGTATAGGTAGGTCCTGGAATACCTTGTTTATATAACATACCGGTAGTTGTAGGTATGAAAAATGTACTATCTTGTAGACCTATTAATGGAATAGAAGGCACAAATCTTGTAGCAGCTGTATCCCATACTATTGTACTTCCAGGATTATTTATGAATTTATTACATCCTTGATTTAAGGTTCCAAAATTACAAGCAGTCCAAACTGTATCAGTAGGTCCTACTAAATAACAATTTTTTACAAAAAGTGAATCATGATCATAGAAATCAAATCCTGGTACATATGGATCATTTCCAATCCCAAGACCTTGATGACGTAATGTAATAAACCAAACTTCTGGAACTGTTCGCGCTCTAATATATGGTGATAATGAAGATGTATCTCCTGGATGTGATTGACATTCTAAAAATGGATATTTTCTCGAACTATCACTTATACAATTATAAACTCTACTTCTTCCATTATATCCTGTACTCCATAATGAAAATAAATTAAACATAGACGGAATATCAGCTGCACCCCAATTTCGAACGCAGTTACCAAAATTATTTGTGCCAAACCAACAGTTGTAAACTTCGAAATAAGACATTCTTAAAAATAACATAGCAGCATGACCTCTTGGATTAGGAACATTCATACCAAAATTCCAAAGACTATCATGATGTATATATATTCCATATACATTATATGCAAAAATGTATGTTGGTGGATTTGATAAAGCTGAATAATCTCCAAATTTATCATGATCTATTTCAACATTTATCCATGTCTGATTTTTAGCCAAAGCTCCGATGTAAATAGCTGTATTACCTGAATTTGCTCCAACTAAAGAATCAAAAGTACAATAACTCCATCTCCATTTATAAAAACAATTTATTGTATCTCCAGTAAAATTTGGAAGAGTTGCGAATGATCTAGGACTTGATGGGAAAAATCCATTCATTCCTCTAAATGTGCAATGATCAATCCAAATATGTTGTGAATATCCCAAATTGGCATAAGAAGTAAAAGCAACATCTATATTATCATTCATAGTCCAATTATATATATGAACCCAAAATGATGAATCTATGCTATTTGCTCCCAATGGTGATGATGTGTTAGGAGTTATAAATGATCCATTTTGCCAAACTATAGTTATATATTTACCTTCGGATCTAGTACCAATACGATCTATTGTAAAACTTCTATATCCTCCTGATCTAACTGGAATAAATACTGTATCTCCTCCCATTAAAGATACTCCAAATGTTGTATTATTAATTAATATATTAGAATTTGTTGAGGGCCAAGTAAAATTCATCGGTGATCTTGTAGAAGAATTAACAGTAACTTGAACCGTAGCAGTTCCAGTTAATGAAGTATTATCAGTTACAGTTATTTTAAATACATAAGTTCCCTGAATAAGTCCAGCAACCCCAGTAGTTAATAAATTCGGAGATGTTATACTAGCATTATTTGGTCCACTAACTTGACTCCAAACTATATTTGATGCTGTATTTCCGCATTGATATGTAACACTTGCAGAAATAGATGATGAACTTGTCGGTAAAGTTATTGTTTGATTAGATCCTGGTGTAACAATTGGATTACATGTAGGTCCAACTAGTGTAGTATCGCCCTGTGCAAGCATCCAAGTAAATATATTTTGACCGGTACGATAGGTTCCCTGCGTATTTGGTGCTGGTCCTGTACCAATATTAGGTCCTATAACTGGAATAGTGCTCCAATTTGTTACAGATGGATCATACATAGAATTCCAACAGCAATGTGATCCCCCTCCAAGAGTTTCCCAAGCAAAATAAGCGGATCCTGGAACTGTATCATTCATAGGTTGTGACCAAAGATAACCATTTCGGAAATTATCCGAGCCATTACCTTCTAAATAAAAATACTTACCACCATATTTAGCTGCCCATACTTTATAAGCACCTTGTCGTCTATCCCATGAATTAATAGCTGGATTTGGAGTACCTTCGAGAGCTACAAGAGAAGTCATGCGACTCATACCATCTTCTGTTCCAGCAGATTTTTCAAAACATACTAAAGCTCCCCAAGTAAATGCTCCTTCCGATAATCCGGCAAAGTGTCTACCTCTCGCTTTAATATGATAGAATTTTATTAATGTATCTACTATATTAAGAACATCTGCTGCATATGTATTTACAGAATTAGTATAACACACAGTAATTAATAAAGGATAGTGTCTACCATTACCCAATTGTATACCTCCATCCCATCCATTTTTTAACCAAAAATGAGGACCATATACAGTCAATTTACTTGTATCAGTAGTACCTAATTCACCCTGACCTGGCATTGTAATAATAGCCGGACGAGATGCTGTATCTGGATGGCCTGCAGTAAAATAATTACGAGGACGAGTAATTCTTATATTCCATATATTAGTAGGCCCAAATGGCGCATTGAAAATCGAAATAGTGGTATCATAGGTAATCATGTCATGAGTCTCCGACTGACTGAATCCTATGATAGGTAAAAACAGTAAAAGAAAAAATAATTTCTTAATCATTTGAAATATTCTATTCTAAATCCTTTAAAAGTATTATTCCATATAATAATCTCATTTGGATGCCATTCAATATCGCCTCTACTTTTAATATGGAAATAAACGACTCCTTTTTCATATTGTGGATTATGCTTACTGGTTTCCCAATTATCCCAAGATATATAATGAAATTTACTAGTTCTTGATTTACCTAACCAATTCCAAGTTCTATAAATCATACGAACAGATGTATCCAATTTGAAAGATACACTAATAGTATCTCTTTTGGAAGAAATACTATTCAATGCCGGTCCTTTATTATCTTTTTTAGAAGATGTATCTAAACGATATAAAGATTGAAATCTATAGTTACTTTCTAATGTCCAGGAATTATTAGGAACTTGGGCTATACTTTTAAAAGATAAAAAAATTATTAAAATTAATATATATTTCATAACTATTAATGTTTTGTAATTTTGATATAAGACAGAAGAGCAACTTGTTCTCCGCTTGTTAATTTACCAATATAGAATGTAAAGTTACCACCTGCATCTGGTGTTATAGCAGTCCATGTAGCTTTACTACTAGTATTTGCATTTCCATTAAAATTCTTAGCGGTTTGCAAAACTGATCCTCTTACATTATAATTGCCTACAGCTGCAAGTGGGAAATGAGTAGTACCTGATAATTCTATATCATATGTAGTACCATCTGTTTTTAATCCACCAACTACAAATTGAGCATTAGTAGTTTGATATAAATTGCTTGTAAATACAGTTTCTTTCATGACTCCACTATTTGCCGGATCTGGTATAGTAGCATTAGTTACACCATTATTTACACCTATGCAACCTGCCGGGCTTCCAAACGTTCCCCAATTTGAATTAGAAGTAGATACTGTCGTAAATGTAATAGTAGTATTTGGTATTGTTCCAGAAATAATATGTTTACTAGGATCTCCTTGAACAATTGTCCAACCTGCTACGTTATTAGCAGCAGTTGTATCGAATTGAAATTTAACTGAATCTGGAGTACTTGCCGCTCCTGATGTGGTACCATTTACTGTAACATTTTTAGTTGTTGCACCTCCTCCACTATTTCCAATATTTCCTGAATACGTTCCTGGGATAGTATTTGTGTCAGATAGAGCTACATATATCGTTTGAGATATAGACCCTGAGACAGGAACCACTGTTTGTTGGAATGCAAATGAACTATTATCTTTAGATACTTTATATCCAGCAGGAGATTGAACAGTTATATTACCCGTCAAGGCAGTACCTGTAAGCGAATATGATTGAGAACCTCCCAATGAACCAGTTATGGAAGTAAATCCTGTTAAACTTGTTGGATTAACGATTAAAGTAGGAACAGCTGTTACTGTAGCAGAATAAGCAACATCAGCTGTAGCGGAGCCGCTAGATCCATGTATATTACCAGAATAAGATCCGGCAGAAGTAGCAGCCGCTACTCTAACATAAACGGTTCCTGAAGGATTGGATCCAAGAAATGTAATTGTATCAGTCCATGTTGAGTTATCTTTACTAATTTCCATTCCAGAACCAGTTTTCCATCCAACAGCCGCACTTAAATTACCACTAACAAAATTAAAGGATTGAGATGCAGATGCTGTTCCTGTACTTGTTAAAAAAGCAGATAATGTATTTAATGAGTGTATATATGGCCCTGGGTTTATCTCTGTTATACTAGAGGTAGGTTGAATTATTTGTGCCGAAGCAGAAATAGAAATTATACTAAATAAATATATTAATATTGTTTTCATATTATCGATTTAAAGAGAATAATCAATGTTAATAACAACAATTGACGAAGTGTTTAAGGTTCCCGAATTAAAATCAAATGTTGCCTGAGTTGCAGAACTAGTAATACTAGCTGTACCAGCCATATATCCGCCTGCTCCATTTATATTAACATTTTCAACCCCAAAACCAATACCACTTTGCGTTGTAACACTGGTAGCAATTGGAAGACTAAACGTTATTCTACTGGACGTATTCGTTGCAGAAGTTTGTATTATTACACTTATACGAGCGTGTACAATGTTACCAACTTGTATATAATTTGCACTACTTAACGAAATACTAGCTATATTAGTTGTTCCTGTCAAAGTTGGTGTGAAACTACCAGAGGTTCCTCCTCCAGGAGAAACCTGCCATGAAGCATTACCATTAGCATCAGAAGTAAGAACTTTAAGATTTCCCTGTGTTCCATCAACTATGGATATACCACCACCAAAATAAGATTTACCGGTAGCCACTTTTAATGCCCAAGGACTTGGTATAGTTACATTAGTTCCAGCAGTAGGAGCCCCAGCAATATACAAAGTAGATGCATTTGTGAATGTTACACCAGTATTAACTGCTGACATTAAAATATTACTTAAACCAACTAATGCCACATCTGCCCTAGTTCCACCACTACCAGTAAATCCAGCATCACTCACAGCTGGAGATATATTAATTGCAGAACCAAGAGTGCCATTAAATTGAACTGTTCCATTAGAAATTATTGATGTTGAAGCTAAATTAGCCAACCCGTTATTTAAATTAAGACCTCCAAGTGTTAATGTACTTGTTGTAGCCAAATCTTGAGGTATTGTTAAAGTTAAATTACCCGTTTGATTAGCTCCAGACGTTCCATTAACAAGAACTTGATTAGCTGTACCTTTAACTGCATAAGTGATACCACTCAAACCAGTACCAGCACCATTTGTGGGAAGTAATGTTCCAGACGTGGGTAATGTTACGTTAGTATTACCAGTAAGAGTTAATGTAGCGTTAAAAGCTCCCGAAGTTGCAAAATTACCACCCAACGTTATTGTCTTGGTAGCATTATTTACACCAGTACCACCGTGATCAGGTGGTACTATACCTGAAAGTCTAGAAACATCAACAGATGATCCGGACATCATAACGCTATCTATACCACAGGATGGACATATACCAGTACTAGTTATAACCCATTCATAAGTATTTGTGTGTGAAGGAGCATTATTGTGAATAACTTCACCAGCAAAATATAATCCGGTTGTAGGAGCTGATGCTGCGTAAATATCTTGATTAGATACAGCAACAACTACCCACGTATTTAATAGATCACTTCTTTTTAGTATAGCCGACTGTTTATCACGTAAGATAACCATTCTACTAACACCAAATTTATTAACATCAATATTACCACCAACACCATTTAACATAACGACACCACTATTACCTGCCTGATCATTAGCACGAATAGATATAAATTCACCTGGCCCGGCATTACTATTGATTGTGCTAATATAAGCTGAAGAAGTGGTAGTAGTGTTAACCACAATATCTTTGAAATAGTTTGCTGTAATAGCATTACTGGATACACTTAACGTTTGACCAGCAGATGAACTGGTAACAGATCCATTTGTTTGAAAACTATTTCCCCAAATATCAAATCCACCAGCAGTACCTGAAGGAGAAGTGTACCATTTATTAACTACACTATATACAAAATTACCTGCAAATATTCCATGACTCAAATCATCTCCTATAATATAAGCATTCGTACCAACACCTACATTTTTCCAAGTATTCCAAAAAAAGTTTATAGTACTACGATTAGTCAGATGTACGCCAATGGAATCATTTTCAAACCAACCAGATATTACTGACACACCTTGTGCATTTGATGTCCGCATTATATCATGATATGCCTGTACTGTTGGTCGATCAAATACAACAGCACCTTGTATCTGATCATTACTCGTTCCTAAAGAATTTAATTCAACTGCACAAGTATTTAAGTTAGTAGACCCTGCACCATAAGCTTCTAAATTACGAAAAGTTGTTTGACCTAACTGTCCTGACACATATACCGCTCTTGCAGTTGTATCAGCAGTATTGTATACCCTAACATCCTCAAAAGTAAGGAATTGGTTAGCTAGATCTCCAGAACCATCAGACGCGATTAAATTAATAGCACGTCCTGAACAGTTCTGAATTTGAACATTGTTCATTCTAAAATGCCATACGCCGCCATTGAAAGGTGAACTTACAGATCCAACAGCTGTAAAATTAAAACAACCTTGACCTACATATCCAGAATTCATTATAACTTGTAAGTCACTAATACCCCACTGATCAACAGGACCCGGAACTATACCAAAAATATACTTCCTAGAACTGTTATTTGGTGCAATCCTAACTCGAACATTATCTCCTTGTATAATAACACCTGTTTTGATAGTGATACTATCTACCATGATGTTTTTATTACCACTGATACCTTCATCAATTATCACCTTTCTGGATAATGCTCCGGTAGTGGCAGCATAATCAATTACAGACTGTAATTGAGCGGTCATATCGGTAGAACCATCACCTAGAACCTTGAACCATATACTATGAATAGGTCCTGTAAATTCTCTTTTAAATCGATGGCCAGCCGCATCAACTATACATGTACCTAAATTATCTGTAGTAGTATTATCAGAAGCATCATATACGTATTTTCCACTAATATATTGGTCTTTTATAAAATAAGCTTTATTTGCAGATGGAGTAGCTACCAAAGCTCTAAGTTCGGAAACATAAATACCTACAACTGTTCTTCCATATAATCCAACAGTATCCAAGTTAACCTTAAAGTTAATACTATCTCTATTAGTTTCAGTAGTAACATTTAGTAATCCAGCAGCACTTGCACTTATACCTTTGAATAACATAGAGTCCTTGGTAAAATTAAATAGTACCATCTGATTACCATGACCATACCATCCAACATAAATAGTTGAATCAATACGTTTTTTATCATTTGCAGTCAACGATCCAGCATTATTATGATCGGCTCCAGTTAATACAATGGAATTACTATTAGATATCTTAATGGTATCGGCTGATGATGATTGTGATAAAGATAATGATTGAGTTCCTCCTATTGTAGAAAAAGGAGTTACCCACACTTTCCCGCTATTATCTCTTAACATAAAACTATCAGTAGATAATGGAGATGCTTTGTTAGGTAAACCGGTGATACTAAAATCAAATCCAGTCGTACCTAATGTAGTATTTCGTAATAAATTACCACCAAAATAAAGACTATCACCATGAGATCCTGTTAATCCATTTACAGGATATACATTGAATGTACCCGATAATAATGTCCATCTATGACCTCCGGTTATAACAGTGTCTCTTTTGTATATATCACCAGTTGATCTGATTTGAATAAAAGCTCCTAAACTATCTAAACCTCCATTTAAACCATTCGTAGTATCGTTTACTACAGGTATATAAATGTTTAATTGTGCTCTCAATCTAGCATCGGAAACAGTTACACCAGGTCCACTTCTTAATGCAATAGAAGGAATTTTATTTTGTGCTTTTGCAAAAAAAATTGAAAAAAGCGGAATAAGAAATATTAATAATCGTTTCATATATAAAGAATTTGAAAATATGAATCCTGACTGAAGGTTGTATTATTTATATCAATTCTACCTTGAGAAGAGGTAAAACTGAACCAGGAAGCTAATGATCTTGAAATAGGAGCCATTATAAATCCTTCTTGACTAAACTGTAAAATACTAGAACTAACTAATAAAGAACTACTGAAAATTGTTGATCCAGAGGAAGGAGTAAATGATTGACCATCACCTATAACAAAATTTATAACTTTAGTAAAATTTCCAGCACTACCAGTATTAACCCATTGGAATCCTGATTGCGTCTTTATCAATGTTTGATTCAACGATCCTGTAGAACCAATTGAATCATATATCGATTTGCTAATATAAATATCTCCAAATACTTGTAAAACGGCATTATTGGATCCTGTATTTCTTCCTATTAATATAGAACTACCTGATTGATATATACTACTTGTTGTTAATATATTTGATCCACTAAATACTGCTAAATAATTAGATAAACCCCGTAATGAAGATGATGGTAAATAATTACTTTCACTTGCAAATACATTATTTATTATGGTATTAAAAGATGAAGAATCAACTATATAAGATGCTGTAAATGAATTGAAAGTTCCTGTAATAACATATGATCCGGTAAGAGTTGATAAAGATCCAGAAATGGTCTTGATTCTTGTGTCAAATGAACCGGAATCTATGATATAAGAAGATGTAAATGTATTAAATGATTGTGTTAATAAATTAAATGAAGAAGTTAATGTATATTTACTTTCTGAAGCAAATATATTAGCAATCTGAATATTCGTGGATGAAGTATATGCCTGGAATATACCATTTGTAACAAATCCATTTGAGCCAGTAGATGATCCTGATAGATCAGACCATTTTATTCCTCCTATTATCGAAGAAATTACTTGCCCATTTGATCCAGTATTACCAAATGAATCATATAAATATTGTCCTACATGAAGAGAACTGGTATTTAGGTAAAGATCTTTATTAAATTCAATTGATTCGGAATAATAAGTAGCTACATCATTTCTACTCATTGAACTAAATCCATTTCCTATTATAAATAATGAATTAGCATTTATCTTATTAAACCTACCTATCACTAATTGATATGAACCTGTTGAAATAGTACCAAGACCTTCAGTATGTGATCCAAACCCATAGGATATACTTCCGGAACCTTCAGCATGAGAATAATCACCATAAGCAGTATTTCCTGTTCCTTCAGAATGTGCTCCTACCCCATTAATAGCATTATTAGAACCCTCAGCATGACCTATATATGAATTTACAGTATTGTTAAAACCGTGGGCAAAGGATCCTGATCCATATAAAATATTATTAAATCCAAAAGCTACCGTATTAGTAACAGACGGAGTAAAGTTAGTTGGTTGTATAATTGCACCAGATATAGATATAATAGAATTACCTAGTTGATTTATTAGACTCGATGTTAAACTATGAGGAGTATTAAACAATGCTATTTGTCCTGAACTACCGCTTATGAAATTATTAAATGAAGATGTAAGTAAATAATTACTCTCAGAAGCATATACATTATTTATTTTAACATCTGTAGAGGATGAATAAGTAAGAAAACTAGAGCTAAATATATTAAATGATGCGGTTGATAAATAATTAGATTCAGAAGCAAATATGTTATTTATTCTATTACTGAATGATGAAGAATCTATATTATAAACAGATTGAGACACAACCTGCATATTAACAATATTACCATTATTGTCAACACCAAGAACGGCACTAGAAGTATTGGCATAAAAAGATAATACTATGCTGCCCGTTTTATTAACAACAAAAGCGTTAGATAATGATCCTGTTGAACTTCCATTACCTATTATAAAAATAGGATCACCTCCAATCCATGAAGATTGATTAGACGAAGCAATTGGATCATTAAATCTACCCAATACAACGGCATATGCTGCAGATGCTGATAAATTTATACCACCTAAAGTAACAGATCCGACTCCTGGAGTGATATTACTTTGACCTCCTACGACTACTGAAGAATTACCAATCGCGCTATTATTAGCACCATCAATAACAACCGCCATATTGTTGGCAAAGTTATTAACACCACCCAATACTATAGCATTTGATCCTGTCGTGCTATTATTTGAATTACCAAAAACGATATTATTATTAGTAAAAAATGCCCCAACTTGAACATTATTTCTTTTAAATATAAGATCCTGAGCATTTGTAGAGCCTAGAAACGATCCAGAAGAAATTGAGTTTCCTGAAAGATTCCATCCGCCAGATCCAGTAGAAATCCAAAGTATTCCACCTGGAGCAAAACCTAACATTTGTCCTGCAGATCCAGTTGAATTTGAAGAATCATATATAGATCCAGATATATATATAGAACCAAATAATTGTAATAAACTATTATTTATTGATCCTGTTCTTCCTAATATTATAAAACTACCAGATTGATATATGGAACTCTGTGTTATCGCAGAAGATCCGGTGAATACAGCTAAGTAATTATTATTGCCTATTATAGATGCAGTTTGAAGATAATTGCTTTCGGAAGCAAATACATTTATAATTCTAGTTAAAAATGAACTAGAGTCATTTAGGTAAGACGAACTAAAATTTGAAAATGAAGAAGTGAGCAGATAATTCGACTCAGAAGCGTATACATTGCTTAGACTGTTATTTATCGAAGCTGAGATGTTGAGATAACTAGCAGTAAAAGGATTATAAGATGATGTTGGAACATAATTACTTTCGCTTGCAAATACATTTGCGATGTTTATTAATATTGAAGCAGAATCTATAAAATACGATGATGTAAATGTGTTGAAAGAACCAGTTAAAACATATCCAGCAATAAATGACGACGTAAGAGCAGCTATATCGGTAATATCCAAAGCTCTAAAAATAGGGATTCCAGATGTTCCTACTGGAGAAGCATATACAAGATTTGCACTTTGAGTATTTAAAGATGCAGATAAAACTCCTGCACCAACTATTGGTGAATTATAAACACTGAATAATGAAGAAGGTAATGATAATCCAACGGAAGTTACAGAACCACTAGCAAATATTCCACTTCCACTTCCTAAAGAAATCCATCCAACACCATTATGAAATTCAATATTAGTAGTTTCGGTATTTCCTCTAATCATAGCAAAAGAACCTGTTGGTCTTTGAGCAGTAGTACCACGAGGTAATAACAAATATGAAGTATCGTTTACAGATACAGGTCCAGCTACCTGCAATAGGGCATTATTAAGACCATTCACTTGATTGATCAAAAGTGAAGATCCAGAATAATAAAGTAAACCAAAAGTAAATCCTTTTGATCCACTATATATAGGTATATAATTATTACTTCCTAATATAGAACCTGTAGGTAAGTAATTACTTTCAGAAGAATAAACATTATTTATTCTAGTATCTATTGAAGATGAATCATTTTTTATTGAACTGCTTAAAATATTAAAAGATGATGTTGGAACATAATTACTTTCTGAAGAATAAACGTTATTAATTTTATTTAAAAAGGAAGAAGAATCTACAAAATAAGAAGCAGTAAAAGGATTATAAGATGATGTTGGAACATAATTACTTTCTGATGCATTAATATTTACCAACTTCTGATTAATAGAAGATGAATCTATTACGTAGGATGCACTAAATACACCGAATGTTGTAGTAGTTATATATGATCCAGATGGTATAGATCCAGAAATGGCTTTGATTCTGATATCGAATGAACCAGAATCTACAAAATAAGAAGCAGTAAAAGGATTATAAGATGATGTTGTAGTATATCCACTTTGAGATGAATATATGTTCTTATCATTATTATAAAATGAACTAGAATCGTTATTATAACTTGATGAAAAATTATTAAAAGATCCTGTAGTTACATAAGATCCTGTTAATAAAGATGATATTCCATTTTGGAAATAATCTTTCATTGCACGATAACTTGTCTCTGTTAATGCACCTGTATTTGGATCTCCTATAAATCCTATAGAAGAATCATTTATTGAGCCAGATGGAAGATTTATTATTTTTTTTGACATCTTATGTAATTATAGTTTTAAAAGTATCAGCTTCTAGCCTATTTCCTGCCTGATTTGGGTGTAGACTATCAAGAAATAATGAATTTGGATCTCCTATTAAACCTAAAGATGAATCTAAAATAGATCCTGAGTCTAATTGATTTATTCTTTTATCTGCCATTTTTTTATTTTCAATTTTTTTCTATAATGTTAATAGAGATTGTTTTACTAATTGAGCTACTATCTCATATCCTTGATCAGAATAATGAACATTATCAGAAGCATAATAAGTTGGATTGTAATTTTGGAATCTGTCGTCTGCTGCTATATCACATAGAGCATCAGCATAAGTCATATATCCACTACGCAATAACGTATTTGCTTGCCCCAATTTCGTATTATACTGAGGAATAGTATCTCCAAAAGATGTGCTTTGGCTTCTAGGAGTTAAAGTAACTGCAACTACTTTAAAACCTGTAGATTTTCTCGCACTACAATAACTAGCATATCGTGAAATAGAACCTGTTACATCTCCATTAATTCCTATATCGTTTCCTATCTCCCATGCTACAACAACTGATCTAACATTGCTATTATATAACGGATCAACTTGTGTTATGGCATCATCTATCATCTGTTGTGTAGTTTGTCCACCAACACCCAGATTATAAATAGTACTATTATCATTAACAAATGGATCTAAATTTTTTAAAAAAGTCGGGTAACTAGAAGTTGGTGGAGAGGAAGACCCAACACCATAAGTCAAAGAATTTCCATCACATACGATAACAGATCCAATATAATTATCAGGAATAGAAACTTGTGAAGATATTCCAGTCTTATGTTTACTTATCATTAGATTTATTATAGGAATTATATTATTCATTATACTACATTTCTACCTAAAGTTGTTTGAAAATTCTTTGTTGCATTGCCTAATGCAATAGCTTCCGTATCAGTTAAACCACTACCAACTGAAACAAATGCTAAATTAGAACTTGCTGCAGTGACAGACCCTGAATTATCAAATCCTAAAACATATATAGGAAATGGAGGCAATGAACCACTAGTTGTGGATGAAGATGATACGATTAAATTAGAATTATAATATCCTTTCATCGTGTTTGAATTTGTACGAGAAATAATTAATGAACCTGTACCATTTGCAGGAGTTGACACTTGACTATTGGATGAATACATCCTTCCTAACATTCCACCTATATTACAAAGTATAAGTTCATCTGTTCCATTCTGACTACCCATAGCTCTATTAGTTCCTACTACGGTTCTTTCATAATAAGACAAATGAGTGCTATTATATATTAAACTAGCACTAGGGTTTATATTTGTATTACCAAACGCATTAGATGCATTTCCAGTTATACCATTACTATTATGGGTAACAGATCCTGTCCAGCTAATTCTAAAGGCTGCATCTAAATCACGAGGATCTTTTAAATTAAATTTATGAGCAAATGCATTACCTCCAATAAAAGGATATACAGCAGTCATCTTAGTCCATATACCAGCATTTTTAAGATCAAGTACTAATTGATTTATAGCAGTCTTTTGCGTATTATCACCAATATTAGCCGCATTTATAAATGTAAATGCATCTGAATCGAAATTACCACTACCAGTTAATACAGTACCAAAATTACTATACGACCAAAAAAATGTAGATCCATCATAATAAAATCCAAGTAGATCAACACTATTTGGATTCTGACTTAAAGACGCACTTGTTTGAATACTTCCTGGTAAAGATAGTGCTCTGCTCCCTGTGGAATCCTGCGTGACTTTAATTATACCAAATGAATTAATAGACGCACTAATTAAATTCAATGAAGCATTTCCAATTAATGTAACATTCGCTACACTTCCAGACAAATAATTCCATACTATTGATGATGAATAAACTAAATTTACTGATCCATTTGAGGCATTACTAGCTGAGAGACTATTAAATGATGAAGATATGGAATTCAATGACGCACTCACCGTAGTAAAAGAACTTGAATTAGATACATACGATGAACTGAATGCATTGAAAGACGATGTAAGCAAGTAATTACTCTCGCTTGCATATACATTGGCTATCTGTAAATTAGTAGATGCAGTATAAGTGTTGAAGCTTCCTGTTGTAACATATGATCCCGTTAAATTTGATAAAGAACCAGATAATGTATTAATCCTGTTGTCAAAAGAACTTGAATCTATTATATACGAGGATGTAAGCACATAATTGCTTTCAGAAGCAAATATGTTAATTATATTATTATTTATAGACGATGAAGTTAATAAATAACTAGATGTAAATATATTGAAAGATGAGGTAGAAAGATAGTTGCTTTCAGAAGCATAAACGTTAGATACCTGATTATTAATAGAAGCGTTAAATATATTAAAAGATGAAGTTGTAAGATAGTTACTTTCACTGGAAAATACATTATTGATACTTATATTTAACGAAGATGAGTCATTTAAATAAGAAGATGTAAACGTATTGAAGGATGCAGTAGGTAAGTAATTACTTTCAGAAGAAAATACATTATTGATTTGATTATTAATGGAACTAGTAAATAGATTAAAAGAACTAGTTGATAATAAGGAACCTGTATTTATTAAATCTCCTGAACCAGTTATTGAATTGATTCTAGTATTAAATGAAGCGGAATCATTTAAATAAGATGAAGTAAATGTGTTGAAGGATGCGGTAGTCGTTAATGATCCAGTATCAATAATACCAGAACTTCCTGTTATTCCTGCAGTGAAATAATCTTTCATTGCACGATAACTTGTCTGCGTTAAAGATCCTGATACTGGATCTCCTATTAAACCTAAAGATGAATCTAAAATAGATCCTGAGTCTAATTGATTTATTCTTTTATCTGCCATTTTATTCTAAGCTATTTTTAATACGATCATCATTATAATTAATAAAATAAAAACTCATCTTGTAGAATTATTATAACCAGACACGTCCACATTACTAGGTGCAAGATCCGCCAAAGAAATTCAATCTAAGACCATCTGAATCCACTAAATAATTACCTGAATCGTCTATTAAATCTCCACATGGACTTAATTTTATTTTTTGTATTTTTTTAACAGGAGCATTAACCGGTAAACCTTCTTTAATTTTAAATACCGCTTTTGATAAAAGTTTATTTTGAATGGCTTTTGCTCTATTCACACTATCTGGAAGAAGATAACCTTCTACGACCACATTAAAATTCGATCTAACACTTCTGTCTTCTCCTTGAGAATATTCCACTGTATCGGAAAATGAATCTATAGTTACTCTGAATTTATATCTATCTTTATATCCCCAATATGAATTATTAGCAAAATTGAAGGCTCCTATAACATCATCACATTGTTCAACGCTATTTGTTAATATTGAAGCATTATAAGTTATATTTATATAATCTGGAACTGGAGCTATATGATTTTGCTTAACCGGTATCCTATTCGTCAATATAGCAAAATTATCATATTGATTTTTTCTAGTATATTGCGTCTGAAAAGATTGATATATGAACTTTATTTCCATCCAATTTATTTCCAAGATCACTTCTATTTTGAATTTGATCTCGTTTAAGTAATATCATGGGAAGAAGTACTTTTCCTTCTTTATCTCTCAAAAATCCATTCTTCTGAACTTCATTCCATCTATCACCATAAGCAAACTCAACAGGCACACTTATCTGTTGACCATTTTCAATAACAATAGGACAAATAACATTATTTATATAATAAATTATTGCTTCATATATATCTATAAGACGAATATTTATCCGTTTTTGGGTATCATCCTTTACCGAAACATCATCTCCTCTATTAGATTCTACATTCGGATTTCCATCTCCCAATAGATCATAAGGTTTAATCGTCTCATCTGTAATTTCCGATGGTGTCTTCGGAATTGGTTTAATAGGCATTATAATCTATCTTTTGTTATATTTAATTTTGTTGGTCTTGTATGATGAGTGAACACCGCTATTGACCAGGAAGATCCAAAATTCTTTGTAGCATCACTTAAACTGTATTCTGGATACTTATTACCTAAAATTTGAGATTCCCCTACTCTATCAACTTCATAATAAATATTCTTCCACATAAGTATATCTCCTGTTTCAGGAACAAGATTAATATCAATTAGATCGTCTCTCAAAAATCTGAATTCTATTATTTGTCCTCTGTCAGGTCCTGTATCATTATCTGTGGTAGTTTGTTCTTCATCAAACATTAATCCGTTTAAAATAATTCCCGGATAATAAAATCTACCTGAATTAGGATCCGTTTCACCATATGCGTTCGTCTTAGTATTAGCCAATGCTATTTTATAGTAAACAATTTCCTCAGAGTCTATCCTGGAAATCACTTCTCTATTAAGATGCCGAAACATGGATATATCTCTTCCTCCAAAATATAAACTCATATTTTTTCTATTGTTTTGTAATCCGGAGAAATAGAGGCTACTCCTTTAATTTTTACACTATTATCTTTACTATGAAGTATATCATCTTTTATAGAATCTATTTTTTGTTTTGGATCTGAATTAGTCACAAATTTTATATCGTATAAATCATAGTTATATTTAGAATTTCTATCACTTAAATTGTCTAACTTTTGTGATTCTATAGATTTTACTATTGTTACACCTTCAATTCCTCTTATCCTTTCCTCAACTTCATTTTTATTTATCCTCTTATCAGTTTTAACCATCACTTTAATATCATAAGTTTTAAAAGATTTCTTCGCAGAATCTTTCTTCTTATAAATTGATTCTAATATTTCAACTAATTTTATCATCCAATATAAATAGGCATTGGAATATTATTTAATGTTTTTCCAATCAATTCTGCCTCAGTGTTTTTCTTTTGAAGTTGATTCGTTCTTGAAGCTTCTTCTAAATTTGCTCGTAATTGATCTATAAGTTTTTGCATTTCTTCTGTTGCAGCAGCAATTAACGGAGAACCATTTAAGCTCCATTGATCTTTTAATCCTGGAATTTGATCATTATATTTTTGTCTATTTCTACCTAAAATACATTGTACCAAACATGCTGCATATTGAAATATCCATTGCTTAGCTGGATAATTTAAAGTGCTATAGTCTATAGGAGTATATGGTACATTTGAAATATTACTTACAGAACCTGTTGTATTAGAATACACCACAGAATTCCTTTCACTCTTCTTAGCATATATAAGCTGAAGATTATGATTAAAAGTAGGAATGGGAAATATTCTAAGTTGATTGTCAACTATATTGAATGAAAAAGCAGATTTCCGTATCTGGTCATTAAATTCTATAGCTTGAATAGTAAGAACATCATATTCAATTGGCATTAACATAAAATTGATACCAGGAGAAAATTGTCCAAATCCAAATGTTTCCATTAAACTTTGTAATCCCGCACCTGTGCCAGCATATGGATCAAAGAAACGTACAATGGCAGGAGGGGCTTCAAAAAATATACGTTTAACTTCCAAATCCCCCCGAGTTATACCCAAAGAAGATGAGGCCCATCCGTTCAAATCATAAAATTGTTGATTAGCAAAAAGAGGAAGAGATGCTGTATAATAAGGAGTTGTACCTCCTACTCCGAACTCAGATCCATAAGTATCAGCAATTCTTATTACTGTACCAAGAGAAGGTGTTATAACGGCATTATTAAGATTAACATCAGTTGGATTACCCTCCATTGATATATAATTCTCTCTAATCTTATAATCATATAATTCTTTACCATATTCACTAACTGCCTCTTCAAATGCTTGATAAAAGTTTACATATTGAAGTTCAAGTTGTTCTATAGGATATCCAAGCTTACGAGAGGAATAAATAACAAATTTTGGTCCTTCTGCCTGGAAGATTGGATCGGAATCATAAAATCCCCATGGAGTATTACCGGAAATAGGTAATACTGGATCAGAATCATTATAAACAGGTATATCTATAGAAGTGGCCATTATATAGGTTGTTTCCTATATAAATATCAAAAAATCAGTGATATAATATCAAATTAGGAATACTGAGAATAAATATCCAAAATAGGCTCTACAATAGGATGTCTATGATTCGTTTTAAGCGTTTCTATTGCAAATCCTTTTATAGTATCCAAGTGTTTACAAATGAAATCGAATCCAGAATCTTTTTTATTAGGAAGATCTATTTGAGCTGAATCTCCACAAAGAATCATCTTGGATCCAAGACATATCCTTCCTAATAATAATTGCATTTGAGTATGTGTAATATTTTGACTTTCGTCTGCAATAACACAACAATTAGTGAAATTACGTCCTCTCATGAAAGCCATGGGTAATATCTCTATAAGGCCATCAGAGACCAATTTTTCGATCTTCTGTTTATCATCGAGTCTATACATATTATCATAAACAGGTGCCGTAAATGGGGCTAATTTTGCGTCTATGGAGCCCGGAAGATATCCAAGTTGTTCACCGGCTGTAATAGTTGGTCTGGTGATGATAATTTTCTCTACTTCTCTCTTATATAAGAGATCTAATGCTACTTGAGCAGCTAATAAAGACTTACCGGATCCGGCTTGTCCTTTTAAAACTGTTATCGTATTATTGAGGATAGTTTCTTTTGCTTTTTTCTGTTCTTCGTTGAGAGTTACGTCAAATTTTATAGGGCCTTTTGGTTTTCTTTTACCTTTGTAGACTTCATCGGAGTGATGATTTGATGTCATGTAACGTAGTTTGATATAAATATCAATATTATATGTGCCAAATACTAGAAGACCATTTTTTACGATTTTCTTCCCAAGGTAGCATTTGTAGATTTTCTATTGAAGCTATTTGCTCTTCTGGAATATTCATTTTATATCCATCCTTTATTGATATTTTATGATCTACTTGATATGCTCCTGGTACACCAGATTTGCCTCTTTTATTAAAATTTTCAAGAGTTTCTAATGGTTGTTTATATGTAAATCTCCAAACTTTCAATAAGTATCTTTTAAAATGCTTTAAACTTTCCCAATACTCCTCATAAGACATAAACCCTTCACGAGTAGCAATAGCCTTTAATCTCATCTCCTGAGTTAGCATATCATTTAATCGTTTTCCATTATCTTTACCTGTACATTTGAGACATGATTTATTTAATCTTATAGATTCGACCATTGTTTTTTTCGAAGTAAAACCTTGATTTCTATCACACGTAGGACATTTTTTAAAGAATTTTTTATCATAAGTTCTTTTTGTTATTTTAGATTTTTTTCCTTTCAATTCATTTGAATATCTTTTACCGAGACATTTAAAACAATAAGAATGTCCCTTCTTTTTAAGATTATATTTAGCAGTATCATAGGACCTTTTGGTAGCATATGATTTAGGAGAACCACATCCTGTACAGTTAATAATATATTCCATATAAATAAATATGGAAAACCATCTAAAGGATTAATGACAATAAAAGAAATAAAAAAAGCCCTCGATTTCTCGAAGGCTTTAATTTATTGATAATCAACTTATATGAAGTTTGTATCGGCAATATATAATTTTCCATAAAATTCTGGACGGACAATCTTCTTCGCATAACGAGTCATCAATCCCTTTGAGGGGGTGTACGTGACAGGATCATACACCAGAGGAGTCATGATCAGCGGTATATACGGAGCATATACGGCACCAGTTTCAAGGAACTGAGATCCGCGATAACCGATAAGAACACAGTTCTCGGTCATATAAGGATTCTTGAACACTTTCCAACGGCTACTAAGCATACCAGCTTTCTGAACACCCATAGCATATTGGAACTTATCACCATTCGTATCAGCAGCATATCCAGGAATAGATTCAAGGACAGTGGAGATAGTCGGAGACAATACCATGAAGTTTGCACCTCCACGAAGAGTTTTTTGGTGGATTTTATTAGAAATCTTTTGAACCTTAGTACCAAAAGTTTGGAACCAAGCACCTTGGCTAGTGTATGTAATGCTATCTGATTGGAATCCGGATAGATCAGCTTTTACAACCTGACCAGGTTTAGCAGACCAATAATCTACTGTAGTAGCATTCTCGATCAACATATCCAATACTTCCAGGTCAATTTCCATGGAAATATATTCACTCATAATAGAGGTAATTTCAGCCTCAGCATCAAGAGATTGGTATGCATTCAAGTCCTGGCTGAATTCAGGAGTCCATTTAGCTTTCAATTTACGAGTCTTCGCAGTGATCGTTTCAGAACGAAGATTGATATTGATTTCAGGGATAGCTGCAGAACCAGTCAAAGGACGAATCGTAGTATCTTCAAAATCTCCACGAGTATTATCTGTAGGCTGTTTAGCATAAAACAGAGAAGCAGATTGGTTAGTAGCAGAAGCACCACTTACATAGAAAGTTAACGTATCAGATGAACTAGCATATGTAGTAAATTCAGGAAGCAAATTAGCTTCGCTAATTCCAGAACTAGTAACACTAAATGCACGTACACCATTTATATCAAACTGAGGCAACAGTATAGAAGCATTTGACAAATTGTATTTAAAAATTTGACCAGCTAACACAGAAGCACTATAGTTAGAATTAAAGTTAACATCTGAAAATACTACTGCAGATCCTGATAAAAGATTAACAGAAGATGTGTACTCGTTAACGGAATAACCGAAACGACCAACTCCATAAAGACCGCCAGCGGCATCTACATTCTTCAAGTTAGTAACACCATACATTTGATCTCCAATGTTGAAACGAGGAGCACCAAAAGGTTGGTTAGTACCGTACAAGAATTCCAAGAAGAATACCAGACCGGAAGGCAAGTTCATAGGTTGAACTGATACAAACTCTTTAGAAGAGATATCAGCGAACACTTTACGAACAAGAGGAAGAGCTACGCCTGCCCATTGTTCACCTTGACCAGCTGCAAAAGATGCACCTGTACCGGTTTGAGAAGCTTCGGCTACAAGTTGTCTAGCCTGATGTTCCAGGATAAGAGCCATACGCTCTTTACCGTACTTAATGGAAGTGATATCTTCACCTTCAAGAAGACCAGTCTTCTCCCATTTTTTAACGTATTTTTGCAATTTTTTGCTCTCGTTGTGGTAAGGCTTCATTTTACTTTCCACTAAGAGATCATTTAAATTAAATTCACCCATTTTTTTATTCTTTAATAATTTTTTAATTAAAAACGTTTACCAAAAGCTAGTTCCTGGAATCTTTTATACATTGCATTATCTTCATCTGAAGATTTCTTAGCTGTGGAATTACCTGCAGCTTTAGATGCAAAAGACTCATTTATAGCCTTCTTATTGTTGTTTGTTTTGTTTTTAGATTTCAATGCACCTGCTACTGTTTCATAAACAAGTTTAGTTTGTTTAACATCGGTACATTTATCAATTTGCTTTAAGATATTAGCTTTATCTGTTCTAGAGAGACTTTCATTCTCCTTAACAATTCTATTGAAATAAAGAAGCTTAGAATTTGCAAGATTGATATCTTTCATCATTGTTCTCATTTCATGAAGTTCAGACTTAACTTTATCAAGTTCAGATTTTTCTTCTTTCTTTTCGTCCAATGGTTTAGTACCTTTCTTTTTGTCTTTCAATTCGGAAGCGTAAGCTTCGTCAACTTCAGATTTTTCTTCTTCGGAAGAATCACCACCTTCTAGTTCTTTAAGAAGAGCTTCAACGTCAAATTCTTCATCAACGTCAAATTCTTTTTCATCTTCACCTTCTTCGGATTTCTTTTCTTCAGAAGGAGCTTTCTTACCTTCGAATTTTTCTTTCAGTCTAAGATATTCTGCTTTTTCATCTAGATCTTCTTTACCATCTTCGTCATCTTCATCAGACTCTTCTTCTGATTTCTTTTCATCCATAGGCTTATCTTTTTCACCATCTTTTAGCTCGGAAGCGTAAGCTTCGTCAACTTCAGATTTTTCTTCTTCGCTACTACCTTCCTCAGATTCCAATTCTTTAAGAAGTTCTTCCAGGTTGATACTGTCTTCATCCATTTCTTCTGATTTTTTTTCTTCTGATGATACTGGTTTTTCTTCTTTCTTTTCATCGATATCTTCATCAGAATCATCCTCGTCGTATTCTTCGTCAAGATTTTCCTGTAATTTCTTATCGATCATAGAATTCAATTTAGGAGCAAAATGCTCTTCTAAAGTTTGTTTGGCTAATTGAAGTGCGGTCTTTTTAACGGCATTTGCGTCAGCAAGTGCTTGTTCAAAAATAGTTTTCTTACTCATTTTTTTCCTTAGTATTTAACTTGGGATATGTATATCTATTGGGAGATATAAGATAAATATAATTTATAGCGGAGATGCTTTATAGGTAGGAAAGCATATTAATTGCTATTAATAAATATGGGAGAAGAATGGCAAAAATAAAAATTTATAAAAATATTTTTATACAACTTTAATTTTGCAAGAACATACCCCTAAATTCATACAAAGTATATCAGTTAATACTTCGTCAACTTTATTAGTTGTTTTTACTATTTCCTTTGATTCGTGTATCTTTTCTTTATTCGTTTGAAAGAACGCTCCATGCGTAGATGGGTTAGTAACGGCGTCCCAGCACAGTAGACTGTAGTCATCATCAACCTCTACGGTTCCTTCATCTAATTCCGTAACACTTCCTATTCCTCTAGAACTTATGCCTACAGAAAATCCTTTCTTTAGACATTCCTGTAGTATCTTTCCAGAAGGTGTATCTAATACTTCGACTAATCCCCAAATTTCATCACCTTCCCACCAAATTTCATTGATATGAAGGCATGTATTTTTGAATTCAACTACCATTTTATCACTATGATCAAGCTCACCATAAGCACGTTTCTCTGCAATAGGTCCTTCTACATAAGCAGAAATCTCTCTTTCTAGAATAGGTCTGCGATATATCCTGGTATTCTCATTCTTAGCATCAGCGCGTTGTAAAATAGTAGGAAAAACCATTCTACCTTCCTTCTGAGATATCGATTCATTGATAGCACGAGGACTTAATTTTATAGGTATTGGATCGGATACGATTACAGATTTCTGCTTAGTCATCTTTCTTAGCGTTTATTTTCTTTGCATAATGTAATGCTGCATCGAAAACATCTTTTTCTTTGTTTATATTGGCTGCGTATGCAAGCATACCAGTCACTTTCGAATGATCTTTTATCTTCCTGGCAAGAGCTTTATAAAGATCCTCTCCGGAACTATACTTCGATTTGATAGTTTCTTCTGGTTTAAGACCAAGAAGTTTATGAAGCTTTCCTTCTACTGGATGAACTTTAGATACTGTCTTCTTAGATTCTTCTAAAGGATATTTTCTAAGATATTCATCTGCTATTTTGTTAGATTCTTTTAATAATTTTATGAATTTCTCTAACTTCTCATCTGCTTTTTTATTATCCGTTTGAGTAAAATTAATCTTTAATAAACCTTCATCTATATCATTTAATTTTAAATATCTTAAATCTTCTTTACCTTTTTTAAAAGATTCAGTTATAAAATTTCCCTTCTCATTGTTTTCTTTTTCGTCTTTTAAATTTTCAATATGTCTCTTTAACATATCAACTAATATTAAACGAGCTGAATCAAAAGAATCAACCACTTCAGAAATATCTTTTTTATTATCAGCATCGAAAAATGAATCTAAATCGTTAATTAATAATGTTTTTGTCAATTCAAAAATTTCTTCAAATTTTCTTTGATCTTTCTCATTAGATAATTTTGGAAGTTTTTGTGCAGCCAATATTAATTCATCAAACTGTTTTTTAAATAATTGTAAATCATCAAACTCATTTTCTCGTATCATTTATATAACTTTTACAGAGTTCAATAATTTTATTTAAATCCCCTATAGTTTTTTTAACTAATGGACTACTATTTTCTTTTATTTTTAAAGGTTTATATAAATTTTCTTTCAATTTCACATCCTGGTAATCAGCTTTCTCAGGAGCAGTATTTCCTTCGTATTCTTCACCTAAATGATCTTCTCTTTCTTTATATCTTTTAATAAGATCATTAAATAATGGATGATCTTTTAACTTTTCTTCTCCACCTTTGGATTTAAAATCCTTATATGATAATCCACTAATAGCTTTATTAATTAAATCGGCTTGTATTTTTTTATCAGACGTTTCTTTAGCCTTATCTAAATACATTCTAATTTTAGCAAATGAAGTTAATGAACGATCACCGGATTCTTGCTCCTTTACTTTCTTCATTCCAGAAGCAAAATCTTTCACTGCAGTCTTAGCATCCTTACCGGCACTATGACTTGCTTTAAAATCTTTCTCATAATGTTTAAAGATCTTCTCAGCGGCTTTCTCATCTGTTTTTAAAGCTGTCTGCAAGATTGATACCACTGATTTCTTCCAGGTATCAAAATCACCTACAGTAACTCGTTCGTTAGTAGGTTTTGCTTCCTTATCAATAAATACTATTTTACCATTGGTATCAATACCAAACAATTCTGGTCTTTTTGTAACGGCATTTTCTATATCCTTTTTTACAAATCCTTTTATAAGATTAGAATCATCTGGATCTTTTATAGCTGAAGAAGACCAAGTTTTAATACTTCCACCCAGTTTTTCTTCAACTTTGTCTTCAAGATCAGTAAGCTCTTCTGCACTCATTTTATTTAGAGGTTCAGCAAATATTTCTTTTGCTTTTTTAATAGCTTCCTTATTAGATTTATCTATTTGGTATAGTTTACCAATTCCACCGATAGTTGATAAAGTTAGAAGACCTCCAGTAACCCAACTTTTCCAACCTTCATCTAATTTTGCAGATTCGTTAGTACTAAATGCATCTTTTTCAGGTTTTACTGAAAGATCCTTATGTCCAGATAAATAAGCTTGAACTTTTGTAAAAAGTTCTTTAGATCTTGATCTATCTTGTCCACCTGGATCATGCTTAATAATATCTAAAGCATATTTACATTTTTCTATTGCTTTATTTTTATCCCCATCAACTTGATTTAAAATTTTATCAGCGGTTTTTTTAATCTCATCAAACGATAAAATTTCTTCTTTCAATTTACCAGATTCAGAAAGTATCTGACGCAGTTCCTTACGGATCTGTTCCTTCAGCTTCATCACCTTAACACCCTTTGGTTTACCGTTGGCGCGTTCTTTATTACTAGATGTAACATTGGATTTATCTTTACCTTTGTTTACATTCTTCATTTGACCAACTTTATCTTTCAATTCAATGCTATTCTTAATGTTCTTAGCTGCTGGAATATTCTCGTCTTTCTTAGGAGCTTTCTTACCTTTGGTATCTCCTGGTTTCTTGCTGAATAATTCAGTATAGTAAATAGGATTCTTTGAAACATTACGAAGAGCTATTTCTTTTGCCTTCTCGATATTCTGATCTTTTTGAAGAGCAGGAGATTTTTCATATTCATACTTCCAACCTTTTCTGAATTCATAAGGATTTACCTGATCAATAGTTAATTCACCTTTTTTAGGTTTCTTTGCCTCATTAATAGATCCTTTCTTTGCCTTCGCTTTTCTAATAACTTCATCTCTCCAAGCTCTTACTTTATCGATGTCTACTGGATCTTCAATTTCCCAACGTTCTGCCCAATCTTTATGCGTAAGGATAGCATTCATAGCTGCTCCTGGTAAATCAAATCCAAGATCATCATTATCGGCAAGAATTTTTCTTATATCAGGATTACCGAATTTTTCGTCTAATTCTTCATAAAACTCATCATCTTGATAATCTTCTTCCAACTCCTCACCAAACTCAGGAGATTGAGGCATTGCTTCTCCTTTTTCATCTTCATAACTGGCAACATCTTTCTCTTGAAGAACCATGTCTTCATTGGTAACTTGTTCGCTAATGCAGCATTTTTGTTTTAAGATGAGAATTACATCATTAAGTGAATTAACAGGAGAAACAAATTCTTTTAAAAGGGGATCTAATCTTACTTGACGTAAGAAAGCATCTCCGGATATTTGTTTTTTGCAATATTGATTATATATTTCTTGAATTCTCATTTTAAAATATTTTTATCTTCCTTGACCTTTGTAAGGTTTATTGGATTCATGTTTGTTAAAAGATTTTTTAGCTTTTCCTTTTTTCTTCTTGTTTATTGAAATTTTTTGCATTATATTAAATTTTTAAATGCCATCTAAAAATATATCCTTGTCTAGTTTGAGTTTTTTTATTACATACATATTGAATTCTTTCACTAGAACTATTTATTGATTCTCCCGCTTCTTTTGCAGAAGAAAAAGTTTTAATTATATTACCAACATCATCCAATAAATCTACTTTTCTAGATCTTGGAGCTAATTCTCCGGTTTTATTTAAAAATGGTTTATATATTTTATTTCTTTCGGACAAATAAGGTCTTTTTACTCCTTTATTGAGATCTTTGGTAGAAATTTTAATTTTTTCTATAGTTTCTTTTGTGTGCTTCTTTCCTTTTAATGCTTTCGATATCTTATTCTTAACATTAAGATCTTTAGCTATAGATAACGTTGGGTCTTTGATTAGGTTTAAACCATATTCTTTGTTATCATAAAAATAAGTTCCAAATAATTTTATATAAAAGGCTTCCCATGTTCTCAATTCTTTATCACTTATATCATTTGGAAAAGAGATGGTTATTTTTTGAAAATTATCAAATCCATATTTTTCAGTATGCCTAAAAAATAATTTTTGTCCTTTATGTCTTCTTTTAAGATAATAAGAATATCTATTCTTTGAATGGAAAGTGCTTCCTACATATCCTCCAATATTATCAGATAATAATAAATTATATAAATATACTTCAGCCAATTAATTTTTATTTTTTATATTTTGTTAAATTATTTAAATCATCATCTTTCATATCAGTGCTTACTCCATATATATTCCTAGTAAACATCCACATTGCATGTAAATGAATATCTAATTTGTGATACTTAGAAGATATAGTTCTTCCTAAATTCTTTAAATCATTCTCCCCATTATCATACATGTCTTCAGCAATATTCTCACAATTATCATATATATCAGTTACTTTATTTTGAAGTTTCTCAATTGTATCAGATATTTTATCAAGTTTATCTTCTCCTCCTTGTTCCAATAAATCTCCTAAAGAAAATCCCTGTACTATATTAAATAAACGTTCTGCCTGTGATTGATAATTAGAAAAATCTTTATCATATTGTTCAAGTAAAGATTTAGCTTTGTCCGGGGTATAAGAAACATCCTCCTTTATCTTCTTTCTATTAATTTTCTTTCTATCAAAAGTTTTTGGAGTAGCATATTGTTCTCCTTGTCCAGGTGAAAATGAAGCCCCTGTTCCTGTAGCAGATTCTTCATCTATAGATTTAAGTATCTCAGATAATGATATATTATTTTTCTTGGACATTTATTTCATCAATTAATTGATAATAATTAAATAGATTTATAATATGTTCTTCCGTTACTACCTTACTTGTTGGAATTTCAGAGACAATCTCAGCTACCTGCTTAATTTTAATTTGACGAACAGGATCTTTAATACCTTCACATAAAGTCAATAGAGACGATTTAACCTGGGAAAATTCCTGATTGATATAATCTCTCAATTTATTAGTTGTAGTGATATTATTGATATATTCCCTCAATAAAGCCTTTTGTTTAGAACTTAAAGAAGTTTCATACTTCTCATTGAACCGTTCTATCAATTTTTGATAAATCAGGTGTCTGGTGCCTCTATCTACTTTATTCAACTCTTCAATAATAACATCCTTAGATTCTGAATTATTACCAGTTATATGTTCAAAAAGAGTGTATTTAAAATCTGATATTGATTTAGGATTTATGATATCTTTAGAATTATCGGATTCAAAGAGAAGATATGCAGAAGCATAAAGTTTGTAATTATCTATTTTTGCCTTAAAAAAATTATCTATATCATAGTTATCTTTTATTTCAGATACTAATTTATATTTTTCTGTTTTTAATTTGGATTGATTTAACTTTCTCTGAGATTCTAACACACTATTGATAAGTATATTGGCTTTTATTTCACTTAAACCTCTTGTATTACTAAGAGTTTTATAAATTTTATATTCCTTGGCCAATTCAGTATTATTGAAATTCTTTTTAATGATATCCAATGCTTTAGAATTTTTATTTTCAAGCGTGTCTGCCGTAACTTGTCTTACGAGAAGCTCGAATATTATTCCTGTATTTTTTAACTTTGAGTGCTTTAATTTCATCGAAAAAGTTATTTCTTTATATAAATATCGAATTAGGATATATCCTTTATAGTAGATTCTGATAGAACGCCTTCGTAATCATCCTCTTCTTTTTTATTATAATCTTCGAACAATACCACTTTCCTGGCTCCTCTTAAACGAGTAAGTTTTTTTCCTTCAAGTTTAAATGGTCCATTACCCGATTGTTGTTGAGTGGGTTTTCCGGGATGATATGGTTCTAATGCATCTTTCTTTCCAAGTGGATCTCTCCCATGAGGACTATCATCTGTTCCAATAGTAGAAGCTTTTTCTTTAGGTCTACCTGGTTTATCTTCATCATAACCATCTGGTACTTCTCCTTTTGTATAACTTGGTCCATATAGAGCTGCAATATCATGAGGTGTGCCATAGGATTCTCCTGTAACAACAGGATCATTACCTTCCGTAGCAATTTGTTCATATCTGAATGCTCTTTTTTGATCCTCTACAAGAAGCTCTCTTTCTGTAAGTATTTGATCTTCGGACATTCCAAATATATTTGACATGATCCAATCTGTAGAAAGAACCCTTCCTTCCATGGCTTGTCTTGCCAAATCTATTTGCTCTTTCAAAAGAGCGATCTTCTCCTGTTTGTATATAATAGATGGAATGGTAAGAGAAAGCTCGAAATTATCCATATCCGCTTCTTCGAAGCCTTGAGTATATAAATGGATAAGTGCTATCTTACGAAGCTCACTAAGAACAATATCTTGAATAGTCTCTATAGTTCTGCTAAAATTTATACCAATACCAGCTAAAGTTGATTTACCATTTATATCTTGAGTATAATTAAGACGATCCTTTGGCACTTTAAGAGCTGCTAACATTTTATCTCTCATATAAGCAACGTCATCCATACCGCTATACTGAAGTCCAGGAGCGGTATCTATTTTAGTACTGACATCATTACCTCTTACTGGTATGAAATAATCTTCAATCATGTTTTGAACATTGAATTTTAGATTATAATCACCGGTATTTTCATCAACATAAGGAGTTCTACGCATCGATTGAATAACCTTCTGCATAGCATTATCTACTTCATTTGGAGGAATATTACCTACATTTACATAAAATATGCGTTTATCTGATGATCTTGTAATACGATGAAGAAGAACTGCATCTTCTAAAAGAACCATTTGCTTGAATAGCTTCCTTGCAGGTTCCAGGTAGCTTCGTCCATAAGGAAGCATATTAGGATCAGATAATAACCTGAAGTGAGCTACTTCATAGTTCTCATACTTCTCTTTATCATACATTCCAGCATTACCACCTGCCAAGGCTACAGGATCAACTCTAAAACACACATAAGCGGGATTACCTGGATCCTTACCTTCTTCTCTGATGATATCATATACAGAAAAAGGATTTACATTATAAACACCGAATTTCTCCGCGATCTGTAGCTTAAGATAAAAATCCCCGTATTTACACAGAGATCTTATCCACATAGGAAGATTAAATTTTATATTTAAAACGTCATAGAAAAGATTATAAAGAATTGCCTGGATATTTTCATTGGAGCTCTTAATAGAAAGCATTTCTCCTGTTTCACTCTTACCAGTAGCATCTCCGGATATAATATCCAAACAAGCGGCAACGATTGGATCGGTATCCATCGCTTCATAATCAGAATAGAGTTGTAAACGAAGCGTTTGATAGTTGAGAGTAGGATTGTATTGCATCCTAGCACCTGCTTTGTGCAAACGAGTAAATCTATCGATTAGTGAATTACTTTGTACTAAACCGAAAGATTGTATCTTGTCTATATCTATTACATGTAGATTTTTCCCACCTACATTTCGTATAATTATATCGGTGCTGAAGAGGCGTTTTAACCGAGGAAAAAGTGAACGGTCAGGCATTAATTAATAATTTTATTTTTCCAAATAAATCCCATTGTCTGTTTTTTCTCTTCTCTACAACATGATCTAATGTGACCAATGTTGTAACCAAGTTCTCTATTGCCATGTATTATATATCTTTATACGTATATAAATATTTAAAAACCAATGTCAAATCAACCAGGAACAATCTTCTTCTCGATTTCCTACCTTAAATTTGAAAGGATCGACTTTTGGTTTGATAATTCGGGGTTGTGGATCATCGGTAGGTCTTTTGTATTCATTGCCTATTATAGTGCTAGGTTGTATCGTATTATTCATTGATCCTCTTCTCATTACGATATTATCTAGCATTGCAGCTGTGGCCTTTTTCCCTTCCATACTGAATCGGATAGCCGTATCACGTAAGAATCCAAAAATACCTTTGATTACAGTTAAATCGTCATTGGATCCTTTCTGAGCCTTGGCTTTACCATTCGGGAACCAAATAAAAGTTCTCCATTCGTTTATAGATCTTTCAGAATGAACTATCAACACTTTCTTTTCAACCATTTGTATAAATGAATTGATAACTAATGGTCTGAATTTAACATTGGTAGAGAAGCCTGGAACCATTTTGGAGGTATCATTATCATAATTACGTTGTAAATAAGTTTCAGCGTCCATTACCATACCTTCTTTTGGAGAATAATATAAATTGAGATATTTAGCTGAAACTGCATCTTTTACAACTGCCCATCCAATACTTTCGCGTTCGATAACAACGAGTCCTTCGTTGTATTCATATCCTAATTGAAGAATAATACTGGGGAAATCATCAGTATCGGGTTGTCCTTTATATTCAGCTACCTGTTCACAAGAGTGTATATCATATACATCTATAGTAGAGTAATCAGTTCCATCTCCTCTAGCAACGTCACATATTAAAGCATAACTTCTTCCAGGTTCTGGATACTTAAATATCCATATATTTGAGAGAGGTCCTCTCATTTCTATTGGAGGGCGTTTATGAGTTTTGTCATACCATTCAATCACCTCTGGTGAAATAACTGTGTCACCAGATGCTGCAAAATTACAATCACACTCCTGTCTTGCAAGACGTTCTCCTAATTCATCTGTCTGATGATCTCTCCAACGCTGGTCTCTCTTTGGATGAACTGTCCATGGTAATTCTACAGGAACGAACATTTTCTTTCTCTCATATTCATCTCGAGGTGTTTTTTCTCTAGCTTCTGTATGTTTTTTATAAAACCAACCTCCAACACCATTAGGTGTAGAAAGTATAACAGCCATACCATCTGTGGTATCCAATGTAGATTGAGCACCACCCCATAATTCTTCAGCATTATCAATATAAGCAGCTTCATCTAAAAATAATATATGGGCAGTAAAACCGCGGGCAGATTTTGAATCACCGGATGCAGCTTGTATTGAAGAACCGTTCTCCAATACTAAATACAATTCATTATTTTTAGTGTAAGGGAATTTACGTTTTAACCATGAAGGTAATTCATCATAAGCAAATTGAACTTTATCTAATATAATCTTAGCCTTTTCTTGAGTAGGAGCAAGACACATTATTTTCTTATCTCTGTGGAATAATATATACCACAGAGCATATGCAGCACACACCGTTGTTATTCCAATCTGACGGGATTTAAGAATAGATATTCTTTTATATTTGTCAGTCTTGAATAGATTAACTAATTTGGTCTGGAAATCGAATGTTGAAAAAAGCATTCTGCCTTCTTCAGCCTGAATATAAACATATTTGTTTATAAAATAAACAGGATCAGTTTCACATCTTGTATATTCAAGAGCTATAAGTTCTTTGGTACCCAGTTGAGATATATCTTTCATAGCTGGCATTATTTAATAATCAATTTTACTATTAGACCTACAGCAATTAAAATTGCTCCATTTCGTTCCCATCTCATGGTCTTTGCCTGGGATTTATATTCGTTGGATACCGTTTGCTGTAAAGAAGATTTATCATTCAATCCATTTATGATTTGAGATTGAAGTGATAGCTTCTCATCAAGAATATTAATTTTTATACTATCTAAATCTATCTGCTTTTTCTGTAGGGCTATAGTACTAATATTGATACTATCCTGTTGTTTCAAATACTTCAAAAATTCCAAATCCTTTGCTATACGCATAGCTTTTGAAGATGGAATAGTAACCGGTTTATCAATAGTCTGTGAAATACTTCTGAAGTTCATCAGAAGAATAAGTATTAAGAATAGAATCACTTTTTTTTGCAGATTTCTGTATATCTTGAAGTCTAGTTTCATTATAACGGATTTTAGTCTTGACTGTATCTATGGCTCTATTAGTACTATCTAATTTTGGATTAAGACCTATAATTTTCTTTTTCAGACTATCTACTCGAACTTGTAATATTTGTATTTGTTTTACGTTATCAGTAATTGTAGAACTATCTTGCTTTCTTGAATATAGGATATAAGCTACTAGACCTATAATAATAAATAGTGATATATTCTGACCATTGGAGAAAACTCCTTTTAGCCAGGTGAGGAAGATTTTCATAACATTATTTTTTGTTCTTTTGCTTATCTTCCCAATCGCGAAAATTAAGGTTTCCTGAAAGATAGGCTTCCGCTTCTAATTTTCTTAGATGCTTGTTATTTTGGGTATAATTAGGATCCTTTAGATCATCTACATTAGATTCCTGCATATCACCACGAAGATTTTGACTATGATGCACTAATTCGTGAGCATATGATCTTAAAATATCTTTAGGATGACGACCTTCGGTAATAAGAGTAATTGATTTATTAGTAGGTTCATATCAGGCTGTCTTTCCAAATACATCATTAACAAAAGACTTGTCTTTCAATAATATCACTTTTGGGGCCAGTCTTACTTTTAAACCATTATTTTCCATATACTCTGTAATGGATATAAGCCATGGAACTAAATCATTATCCTTCTTCGTCTTCTCCATTATCTTCGTCGTTTGTTTCTGGTTCTTCATCAGGAAGTTCCTGGTCTGTTGAATTATCCGTCTGATTGTTGGTAGATCCTATTGGCTTTTCACTCAAAGCTTTTCCTATGTAATCTAATGCCTGTAGATATTCAGAACGGTTTCCAAGATTATATTTCTTTCCCATTATCTGGCATTGAAAGAAATCTCTCGCTTTGTATTCCTTACTATTTTGAAGTTCTCTCGGTGTAGGATCATATTTCAAATTCATTTTAGACCCATTCTTAAATGTAATCTGAAATGTAGTAGGTTTGAATACTATTACTTCTATATCGGATATAAGCTTTTCCAGATCATCCTCTCGGCTATATTCATCCTGAGCTTTAGCTGTCAAAAGATCTTGGAGAACCAATTTAAGTACCTTAAAACGATTTAATGCATCGCTAACATTAGACGATGCATCATATTCTTCTTTCAATATATCTTTTAGTATTCCTAATAATTTTATAGCCATATATGAAGAACCCCCAATATTATTAAATTAACTGATTGATATAATTTTGCGTTATATTGAAACAAGAAATTATAAACTTTGTCTACGATGCTCTTTGGATCTTTACTGACAAAAAATGAATCTCTTTGTTGAAAGAGATTATATGAAATATCAAATGATATCTTTCTTAGTAAGAAAGAGCAACCAATTAAAAATAGATTCCATGACATTAACCATGAACCAATTCCGGTTAGAATTATATAAACCAATCCCCACCATCCATGTTTTATACTACCCGATGTATGATTAGCCAAATCTTTCTTTTCCATATTAGAGTTTATCCTGGCTGTCACAATATTGTATACAACCAGGATAACCTCAATAATATAGATCATATAATGATTCATTGTTACCAACCTATATAATTACCTCTAGCGGCAGCTTCTACAGATGTATTCTCTCGTACCATTAGAGATCTTCCAAAAATTGCAATTCCTAATGATGCTAGTGTCACAAACGCTGATATAATTTTGTATTTATCGACATCTCTTTTTTGACCCACTTTAAATACAATGGCCCATAATATGCTAAGTATTATCAATGTAATACCTAATCCCCACCAAAATTGTGATGTAGAGGTTACATAATGAAATGCTTGAGAAAACGAAATATTCTTGTCCATAATAATGATTTTTGTATATATAAATATGGTTATTTTATCCTTAGAATTGATTTTAACTTGGATACAAAGCCATTTGTAGCTTTTTTAAGTTGTTGTGAATCAATATTATTACCTTTTTCTATCTTGAAGTTTGGATTCTTTAATATATCATTGTAATAAGTACCAAGACGTTTCATCACTTTCTTACGATTTTTATCATTCAAATCTTCGATAAATTCCTTTGCTTTTGGATTAGAAAGAAGACCTCTTTTGAATTCGTCAAAAGTATCTGGAATATCTTTTTCTTTTTCAATATATTTGATTACATCTGGCATAAAATATTCAAAAAAGTGAGCGTTAACTTCTAATGGGTTATTTATATATCCTGAATAACCATGTTTTTGTCGTTGTTTTTGATATGATTTATCTATATCATTTGGATCCGTCTTTATTTTATCGAAATCCAATAAATGTATTAATTCGTGATATAAATCCTTTTCATCAAATGAAACTTGTAATTTTGGATCTTTTTTTATCCTAGCTCCATATACATCTATAGAAGGCATTCCGCCTTTAACAGCCGGTTTAAATTGAGCTTTTGTACTACCTTTATCAGTTGGCAATATATTCACTGTAAAATCACCAAAATTTAATTCGATATAACTTAAATTACCTATACCTTTTACTTTTATTTGTTTATTATCAGATGAATATTTTTCTATTAAAGATTTTATTTGTTGTATATAAGTCTTGGCCTTTTCACTTTTATTTGCGTCAGTAGATAAAGAAGCTTCATTTATATTACTAATAGGTGTCCACCAGTCACTACAATATTCATCTGGTGATACAGGTATTTGATCTGTCTGAGCCCATTTATAAAAATATTTATTCTCACAGGCAGCTTCATCATTATCCCAATATTTGCAATTGGCGCAACAAGCTCCGCCTTTTGGAACTTTTATAGCAGCTTTATGATCTGAAGGAAGAGAATAATCTTCTCCACCATATTGTTCTGACAATAGATCGATTAGTTTTATCATTTGGCTTGATTTGAAATAGTAGATCCGATCATAGTTGCACTTAATAATATTTCTTTTATTTCAGTCTCCGATAATGCTTTCTTTTTCTTGATATAATGAACTATAAGAACTCCCATAAATTTATCGTCTATGGTCTTTAAAGCTGCACAATAAGAGCTTTTGGCATCTGTGTCTCTGCTAAATCCTCGTATATCAAAATCATCTACGGTAGCTTTCTTAATGTCCTGGTAATATGTAATGCTATTTTCGGATAGATAATTAAAGAATTTACCAAAAATACTTACAGGAATATTTTGATACTTTTCTCTGACTGATGGTATACCAGTCATAGTTTTTTCATAAAAAACTGAGAACTTTAATACTGATCTTCCAGATGGATAAAAGTTTCCTCCATTATGAAATTGTAAAAGATAAACTCTATCAGCTTGATATTCTTTTAATATTTCATCAAGCTTGTGTTCTACTAAAATATTATTCTTGACACATTCAGCTACAGGGTCTTGTTGTTTCTTATATAATTTAATTCTTCTTATTTTAAGATAATGACCGATAAGAAGCGTCACCCCCGATCCGATTCCAGGGCCTAAATAAGTCAACATTTGTTCTACGGTAAAGTGTATCATTATTTTCGTTTTGCTTTGTTACGAATCATACCATAAAAAAATTCCTTTCCTTTCTCTTTTCCATATTGTTGAATCATTTTTTGTAATGCGGGTTTAAGTTTCTTCGCTACTTTCTCTTCTTTGGAAGATAAAGGAGAATCAATTTCATTGTAAATTTTTACTAGAGATATCATTATTTATATTGTTTTCAAACTCATTTAGTTCTTCAATCCATTTCTTACCGATCTCTTTTCGACTAATTCCGCCGACCATTTCCTGCTTATCACCTTGTTCTGTATATACATCATCAGTGGAAATTATAAAATCCTGGACAAAATCTTTAGCATCTTTTATAAAACCAACCATATTATCCTGTACAATTTTATTCGCATATTCCTTATATGTACCATTAACGCGCATTAATGTTTCCATTGATATCACACATCCAAAACACATAGAATGTAAAGAATAATATTTCTTATCATAAATATGTTTCATCGGTTTTCCACAATTAGGACACATAATAGGCATCACTAGAGATTTCCTAACACTATCAATTTTACTATAACTTTGTTTGATACCATCTTTAATTATCCATTGCTTTTCATCTTCCTCCCAGATATCTCCTTCCTTATGAAATGTTTGATTTTTTTTATATCCTATCTGTGTGACCGTATTATCATTATGTTTTTTTCTAACAATATTTCTAATTCTATTTACATCTTTTTCCTTAAATTCTTTTTTAAGTAAAGATTCGTCTTTTTCTCCCATAACTATTTTTTATCGTTTAATTTAGCTTCCTGCCAACGTACTTTATTATATGTTTTTTCATCTATAGGTACACCTATTTTTGTCAATTTAGATTGAGCTTCTAAATAATCCGCAGATCTTTTTATAATTGATATAGCCTCTCTTTGATACCCTTCATGAGTTCTGGATATCACATAAACTGGTATTTTATCATATCCGAGATATGCTGCTGCTATTGATCTATGTCTTCCTTCCTGTGATTGCATATCCGCATTCGAAATAGGAGTATCAAGTTTTTTACCCGATTCTATCGCTTTTAATAATCGCTTTACATCCTCTATATCAACACTTTCGTATTCTTTTTCGACAGTAGTATCATGTACATCTGAGGCACATAGTTGCATATAATCTTCCGGACTTATCCATTGAAGAGCTATCGATTGATCTTTAAAAAAGAAAAAATATGCTGGATTATCAATCATTGCATCATAATTAGGCATACCAGTTGTAGCAATATTGAATATTTCATCAGCACAATCAATGTTCTCAGTAATAATCTTTTTCCAAAATTGCTTTGAAGTAATTTGCTCGGAGATCTCCGTATGAACAATATTCCAACAATCTTCTTTAAATTCAGGAGATAGCTTTTCTGGAATATATTTCATAAATTCCTTCTTATCACCAGTTTCAATTGCCTGGCGCATTTTATTAGAAGTTTTTTGAAAATTAGAAGGAACCAATTCTATTTCCAAATTGTGGAAATTAGTAAAAGCTTCATTAAATTCAGAGGATCGAGCCGTCTTTTCATCTAGAGCAATGTAAGCCATTAAATTAGGATCCTTTTTAAATCTATTTTTTATATCTTCAAAAGGATTCTCAAATTGGGACTTTTGAATGGTAATCTCCATCATAGGGTGAGCTGATCCAAATGCTCTCAAAAGATCTACGCATTGGTCTTGATCTAAATAAGTGTATTTTATATTAGGGATGATGACATATACAGTTCCTATGTTCTCCCTAGTAGATAGAACTACTGCTGTATTGAAATGGAATACGTTAGGAGGTAGATTAAATATCGGATAAAAACAAGGGAATTTTTGATGCATTAAAATAAAAAGACTTTAGCTATAAATAAATATTAGCTAAAGTCTACACAATCAGTAAATAAAACCCTAGTTTTTAAAAAGAGTCTGTTTATATGAAGAAGTTGAGGTTTTTATCGGTGGAAAAAGCTTTTTTGTTTCGCCGGTTTCTTCGTCCGTTATGATCAAACCTTTGTCTCCAATGGTTTTTAAAAATTTCTCTCGCTCTTTCTTTTTAGTGTCTAATTCCTTGGACTGTTTTTCTAAATCTTCCCATTCGGGATCTCCACATGCTGTAAAATCGTATTTAGTGCCTGTTTCAGCCAATTCTAGCTTGGTTCCATATTTGGTGAGACAACTCTTACCATCTTCGGAATTACGCTTTATTTCGTCCCTTACAAGGTCTACGAACTTATACTCACCATTAAGATCAGATTTACCTTTAACTACAGAACTAATTTGATCCAAATATTTGAGAAATTCCACTACAGCAATAGCAGAAGTTCTTCCTTCCAATACATCGTTATATATTCTTTCGCCTACCTGCTCGGCTCCGTCCTCTGATACTTGGATACTTCCGTCAAATCCAGTATTTTCTAATTTGATTACAAAATTGTTTTTTGTTCTACTCATAGAGTGAAAATTTTAATTTTTTAGTAAATAGGGAATCTAATGTCAATACTTTTGCCTGTTGAATAAATCTTGTGAAAGATTCAAACCCCATATTGCTTGGATCTTTAGCATCCAATTCGACTAAATATACCGTCTTTCCATTGGATAAAAGCATTTCTGCATGTTGTAAAGCCTCTTTCATACCATCTTTATCCAGGACAATATATATTTTTTCTACACCGGGGCCAAGTAATTTGGATAAAAGAGCCTGAGTAATACCTTTTTCAAGAAGAGGAATAACATTCCGAAGAATAGCTGCAGCATCAAAAAATCCTTCACATAGGATTATAGGAGCATTCCAGTTGATATATAATTCAAAAGGAATAATATCACCTCGTTTTGAGGGTGGATATATATATCGCTGTTCTTCGTCTTCAATGATAGCTCGAGCAGCAAAGTAATTGAGGAAGCCATCAGAATCAAACGATGGAAATATTATGCGATGTGCATATTTACCTGATTCACAATATCCTAATTGATATTTAAGAATCAATTCATCCGTGAATCCACGTTTCCTAAGATATGATAACGCTTGACGACCTACAAAATCTGATTTCTTTAATCCTGTAAACGTTTTAAATTCATCGGGAAGTGAGATAATTTCATCTGTCTGATAAATATGTTCACCTTTGATCGTAATTATTTTATTAAGACGGTGGTAATATTTAGAATCTATTTTAGCCTTTCGAAATAAAGACTTTATGGAAAGACCACCTTGAAGACACACCCAACATTTCCATGGGTTATGACCATGCTCATCTGTATCGATTTGAACTTCCAGTCGTTTACGGACAGAAGTACATCCTGGTATTGGACATTTAAATCGATAATTACCATGAGATTTTGCTTCTGATTCTCCCAGGGCAGATTCTAAAAGAGTAAGTAAGTCTTCCATAAAGGAAGTACAAAGATATGAACAATATCTTAGATTACCAAATTTGAACGATAAATTTTTACAATATTATAATCTCCAACTCTTTCTACAACATTTCCACCAGATTTTATCCAGAACTGTAAAACATTATCTTTACACTGAAGACTCAACGCCTGGATACAAGGTAATTTTTTAAAGAGGAAGTGAATGGAGGCTTTACCATGACCTTTGCCTGGATACAAAGATATAAACCCACCAGAAAGAAAAATTACATGATCTGAGATCCTACCTACACCAAATTTTACGATTTCCAGATTTTCGAGATAAATTCTATTTTCGCCGGTTTTATTGAGACAGCCGGTTGAGTTAAGCTTAAAGCAATCAGTTTGCAAGAGTATTGAATTTGACAAAACTAAACTAAGATAGAACTATGATATAACCAAATTTATTTGGCAGCCTTTTTAAAAAATTTACCCAAAAGCTGTTTATTGTAGCAAATATCTGATTCTAAACATCCATGCAGTATTTGGTGACGAAGCTCCTGATACGTGAGGGTTGTCTTATCGTAACAAATATAGAGTATTGTTCGACGAAAACATTGCAATCCATAAGTTTCAATATCTAATTTTAATTCTTCTTCAGATCCCCAATAATCCTTCCAATCAGATTCTTTTTTTATTTTCTTCTTCTTAGACATTCTCTTATCAGGAAGTGCAGCTAAAGCTTTTTTGCCTAATTTTATATTCCTTTCAGAATAAAGATTCTTTTTTCCTATGTAAAATTTATCATTGCGAATATCCCATATTTTATAAATAATGCCGTAAGCATTTTCAGGTAGTTGGGAAATATCAATGATCGCTTCACCTTTATAAAACCAATTTATCATAAATCAAATCTTATTAAATATGAGGTATCAGTATCTTGTGATACTGGAATAGGTTGAGCAAATTTGGCAACAGCTACCAGATCATTACTATCATTATACAGTCCAACTGTAGTGACATAAGGATGAAAATCGGATCCTGTAACAAAAGATTTTACATTCTCCTGGCTTCCAGATATACGGAGAGTGGGGTTATAAGACATATTAAATTCATAGTCCTTAACCGTACATTTTATCATTTTCTCATATATGATATGCTCATTGAGAAAAAAAATATTAAATGATCCTGTACCTGCAAAACTGCTCATATCTTATATAAATATAGATTTAACTTCATTAAGCATTTTATCAATATCCGGGGGTTGTTTTTTAAGACAAGAATTCTTTCCCGTTTCTATTACCAAATCAAAATACTTTGAAGAACAAAATTGTTTATCATACGGATTATGATCAATATAAGGTAATTCTATCCTATGATCATTTTTTATGAATAATTTTCCTTTATGTTCTTCAACAGCGCCTGCATTATGATATATTGGGTTTTTATTCCATTTTGGCCTTGTATCTGTAGCCATAGAAAAGGATAAATCAGAAACTATATTAGTCGGAAAACCATAATACCAAGCACTCCATAATAAAGCCCACATATCCGAAGTCCATTTCTGGATATCTGAATCTATCGAAGATAGATATTCATAGAGCTTTTCCGATTTATATTGAACTCTTTTCCAAAATGAAGAAAATACATTTTTCATTATATATTGAGCTCCTCCAGCGGTATAATCTCTATTCAAAATATCACAAACTCTCAAATTCATTATTTTACACATTTGTTGCAATATATTATCTGATTTACTATCAATATAATTAGAATCGATATAACTTTTGGTATCACTTAGATACCATATTTCATCTTTTAATAATTTCTCAAAATTTAGTTTTCTAGTGAAAACTATGTCACAGTCATGATAAAAAATAGGATGTAATTGCAACCATGGGAATCTTTCCCAATGTTTATAAAGAATATGAGGTCTTATAGACGGAGGGTATTTTTTGTAATCTCTAGTATCTTCATAAAAATAAAACCCAACCTCTTTATATTTCTCTATTAATTTAAACCACCATTCGCCAATATGTTTATTAATACCAATCACAATTTGTATATCACGAGCTGGTACAGACATATTGATGAAATTATCAAGCATAACTTCAACTTGCCAGGCAAAATAAAGTTCATCTGGAGAAGCTGATATGTATTTTATCTCTCTCATTATTTAACAGAAATTGAGGCTGTATTCGTACAAGTATTAATAACTGTACTTCCACTTAAATATTGAATATTAATAGTATAACTACCAGAAGACAGTCCTATAGAACCAGAAAAATATGTCGGAGTAATATTTGGTAAAGAAAAAGAAGAACTTCCTATTGATATACTTTGAGATATAGCTACCACATTAATTTTTGATACAGATGGATTGTTAACAACAGAATCAAATAATGAAAATTCAAACCCTAAACTTCCGGTATATCCAGTAAATACAGGAATTGGACATGCTAAACTATTAGAGATAGGGCATGTAACAAAATCTGTATATGGCGGAATATAATCTGGATTTAATGGATCATTTGGTTCTGTATTTCCCGTAGGAACAAATGTTACAGAATTTACTTGTTTTAAAGTTAATACTATCTTCTTACCTGTATTAGACATTTTATCTACTATATTTAGAAATTAGACCATCCGTATTCCAGTTACCTCCGTCCCATCTCAATAAACCTGGTGTACATCCAAATAATATATTAGTTCCACCCTGTCTCACTAAGGTTCTAAATGCTTGATCCGTATAAATATTATCAATTTTCAATAAATCTCTATCTATATGATAAGTTCTTTGAATTCTAGTAGAATCTGAAATACTATTAATTAATACACCGGATAGAAATAAATCTCCTACAATAGGATCTTGAATCATTGAAAACGAAGAATATAATTTATCCTGCATATTGCTAGTTTTTATAATAGATAATACATTTCTGGTGTTAGAATCTATTATAATTGTATTTGAAGCTCCTACGTCATGTAAATAAAATTTATTTTTTTGCTCGTCAAAAAAAGTAGATCTAAAATAACCTGCATTGAAAATACCCGAGAAACTTGAAATGTTGATAATACCGTTAAGAACAGATAAATTAGAATTATATCTAGCTATATTTGGAGATCCAAATGCTTCATTTATTGTTACCCATATTTCATTACCAATAGCATTAAAATTAGACGCAACACCAATAAATGATGAACCACTAGGTATAGATGATATTGGAATAGTACTCATTAAACTAAGATCGCTTCTTCTAAAAATACTTATAGCTGAGGTTGGAGTATCATATGTAATTATACTTGAACTTACAATATTAAGCGAAATTCTATTAAATGAACCATTAGTTCCATACGGCGCTGTTGAAATAATATTAGTAGATAGATCTAAAGATTTCAATCCATTTGTATTTTTACCAACAGCATAAATTCTATTATATTGTACATCTGATATTGCATTATATATATCATCAGTCAATCCTGGAATATGATTTAAATCGGAATAACCAGATATAGTATTAGGATCAAACCAATAAAAATTTCCATTTACATCATCAGCATCTGCGGCATAATATTTTCCTGATGAACTATCATACGCTACAATAAGAGGAGAAGACATACTTATATATTGATTCTGTAACGTAAATACTGAATCTTGTTCACAGGTTGAAGTGTCTTCTACCCAAATATAAGTTGGAGCTGCTGTAGTGGTAGTAGTCGTTGTGGTTGTTGTAGTAGTGGTAGTAGTCGTTGTGGTTGTCGTTGTGGTTGTTGGATCGGCATTTACAACAGCGGTTATCTTTGCTTTATTACTTATTAATACAGATCCACTTCCATAAACTTCACTAATTGTATAATAAGTATAATAATATCCAGGAGAATCCGCAAATACGGAAATTGTTCCATCACCATTATATGAAAATTTATCCGAGTCTCCATCAAATATTTGAACCGATGATGTATCCAAATATCCGGTCCTTGAATAATCGTTTCTAGTTATATTAATTATTTTTGGATTATCGCCAAAATAAAATGTTCCAAGATCATTGTTAGCTATAGGAGTTAATGGAAACATATCTTGATAATCCTGATTAGTTATAACACACACTCCATAATCATAAAATATATTACCTACAAATTCTACAGAAGCAGTATAAGTATAATTATAAGTTGTAGATATTTCATATTCATATGATGAAGTTGATGACAATACATATGATAAACTTCCGCTTACATTTGATTCAGCAGTTGGGAATCCTTGAATAAAAATAGGAGTATTTCCGTAAAAATTATTTATTTCACTTCCGGTGATTATTTTATGTATTGATACATAGTTGAATAAAAACTCAGAATTGGAACTAGAAACATGTCCACTAGACGTTATAAAAAAAGATCCAAAACTTTGACTGTAATCATTAGTAGAAATTCCAGAAAATGCTATAGATTGTATAGCGTCATGTCTTTGATAATTTATATCAAAATAAGAATCAGCACCTGTATTTAATAAATTATATTTGAAATTGTCACTTAATATTATATCCTTAATATCAATCCTATTTATAACACCCGACTTAGAGAATCCTGGGACATTTACTCCAAACGGAATATTAGGATCACCTGTTTGTCTTATACTAACAGTTAAATCAGCCGTTCTACTACCAGTATAATAATTGAAAAGATTACCGTTTCCATCATCTTTAATATAATAATAAGAAGATGATAATATAAATTGTCCAGGATTTATTCTTGATCCATATATGTTTTTGGATATAGATAATACTCTTATACCATCTCCGGATTCGGTTGGAAATGACGCTGTAAAATAATTATTTTCTGTGCATTTATAATAATACTGAGATGTTTGATTATGATGTAGAGATCCTGTATAAAATTCAGGAATAATACCAGAAATACTTTCAGTATAAGATTGATAAAAAAGCTGATTTATAGATTCATATATTAGCCTTTCATATTGACCTTCTGTAATAGGATCATTGTCTAAATCAAAACTACTAGTTAATTTAGTTCCTTTATATATAGATATTCCGCTACCAGTATCTATATAATCATTATATAAGAAATTCCATTGTTTATTTGCAACATATGGAACTAATATAACATCAGAAGCATCTAATCTTTTAAAACCAGACATTGCAATTTTTATAATTAAAAAGACAATCTTACTCTAAGAAATAACCCTTTTACAAAGCTTTTAGGTAAAGGTTTACTTAATTTAGCAACTGCCAATAATTCATTATTATTATTATATAATCCTACTGTGGTAGGATACGTTTGTGGATTATTAACTAATGTATCAAAAATAATATTCCCATTATTATCTATTATTGAAGGATTTGTTGTATAATTATAATCACCGGGTTTAACATATGTAAAGAAATATGTAGAAGAAATAGTTTCTGTACTTTGTAAACCAAAAGAAGACCCATTAACAATAGCTTTAAATAATGTTGAATTATTTGTATTATAATTATTTGTATAAGAAGTGCTAGTAGTTTGATCTATGGTTAAATCTATTCCACCTTGATTATACGGTAATGATAAAGCTCTTGCATTCAATAATAAAATAGAAATGTTTGGAAAAAATAATCCATAACTACCACTCACAGTCTGAATATCTGATCCATTGTAAGATATTCCATTCGATCCGCTCACTATATTATATACTTCGTTGGATCCTATAAAATTAGTATCGGTAGATTCATTACTGTTATCGGTAAGTTGAATTATATTACCAGCATTATTTAAAGTCAAATTCAATGTACCTGGTTTTAATCCTTCTTTGTATCTTGATCGTTCTATACTTATAGCAAAAAAATCTCCTATTGGAAAATTGGAATTACCAAAAGTAAAAGATGAATTTTCGTCACCATAAATTAAATTTCTATATTGACCATAAATAGCTCTCGTCGGAGTTAATCCGGGAATAAGATTATTAAATGGTGCTGATCCTGATCCTGAAATATTTGCATATGCTATAGCAAATTGTATTTCCGATCCACTGGCGTAAGTGGGACTTTGATATACATTTAAAAACGACAGTCCAGAATGTCCTTGTTCTTGAACAGAAGATGTATAAAAATTGCTAATAGAATTCATATTACCACTCCAAAGAGGTGCAACTACTTCTTCTGAATCTATTACAATATCCGACGGATTATAAAGAGTAAAGCTCATTTATTATTGATTTTTAGTAATTGTTAATGGTATTGTAATACTAGCTCCAGAATCTCTTCCCTGAACGATTATTGTTGTATTAATAGAAGATCTTGTAGTACCAAAAAGTGTATTTATAGTTGTACCAATCAATGTAAATGATGTACCAATCTGAGAAATAGAAAGATTAGTACCAGAAGTAGAAGAATTATTATTAACAGATAAACCGGTGGTATCAATACCAGTAGCACTAAAAGTTGACAATAATCTATTATCATTCACGGTAATAACATAACCAGTAGGCTCAAAAGTGCTTACAGCTCCTAGATAGTTTAACGTTTGAGGAGTGATATTTATTGAAGCTCCTTGTTTCAGTGTAATTGCACTATATCCTATGTTTATAACAGGTAGTTTGGAAGTGCCTCTCTGAAGTGTAACAAGCTTATATTTCATGATCTGCGTCTCGTCTGGGATAGCTTCCAAAATTGGCATATTTTCTATAGCCTCACCATAGAATGCTGAACCGGATGGATGATTTGGATTATACATGGTATAATCCACTTCGTCATCGCTAAGACTAAAACTCGTTATCTGAAAAGATCCATCTTGACGCGATAATAGTTCTCTGCCTTTTTTAGTTAGAATAGCATCAATTATTATATTTCCATTATCAATGTAGCCCATATAAGTTTAATTTGCAATTAGTTATAGATTTATAGATAGAAGTAATAATTACATTACACATATAAATATCAATCAATTAGTATTTAGAGACGATATATCAGGTCCAATTTGAGTTATAATATTAGCTAAATTAGACTTAACACCTAAATCAATATCAAAAGGTATTAATGTGGCTTGAGATACATTACCAATATTTTTAGAAAAATTTAATATAACAGATGTTTCATCTGGCAGTCTTCGGAATATAACAAAATTAGCTGAAATTCCACCGACGTTTACTACAGGCTTATCTAGCACCAATTGAAGATCTCTTGATACAGATCCATCACTTCCGGTAATAGGAATAATTATATCATTTACTCTATAATAAATAGCATCGTTTGTATAGAATGAACTTAATCTTACTATATCACCTTCCTCAAATATAAATGGATAATCTATAGGGGAATACAGCAATGATGTTGACGAAGAGATAGCCGCCTGATCAAATATTATTTTACCATATAAAAGAGAAGCTGAATCTGTAAATTTAATAATATTGTTATCACTTCCGGTTATTGAAAATAATGAATTATCGGTGTAATATCCATCCGAAGTAACAACTGTCGTCTGATTTATTGTATCTGTTATAGTCATTGTACCAGCATGTAAATTCGAATATTTAGGATCACTAAATCTATTTTCAAATGATATCTTACAATATCCTACATTATCATCTGGTAAAAAATCTCTTAGCCGTATTATATAAAAATTTGGTCTGAAATAATCATTTGCATTAAGAGCTACACTCGAGCTAATTTCGCATAAACATTTTATTGGAAAATCTGTATTACCTCCTTTCCAAGTATCAAAATCAAGAAAAATACAACTATTGTCATTATTCCATCCATACTGTGTATTTGGAACGACAGAAGCTTCAACGTGAGTAAATTTACTATTGTCTAAATATTGCCAATTACCCTCAGCATTTGATCCGGTATTTCTTTCAATAACAGATATCAATTTAAGAATTGTTCCGCCACTACCATTTGTTTCGTCTATACTAATATTTATAGGTATTTTTACATTAACATTATATATAGATGTTCTTGGTACTTTATAGGCATAACTTCCATCACTTAATTTTACAAACTGACTGAAATTATCATTACTTGAGACTTGATCCGATAAATTGTAATAAACATTATTGATAGGATATACAAATTGATTAATATCCGTTAATATAGGAGATGTGAATGGCAAACTTGGAAAATGAAGTATATCTCCTGAACCACTATAAAATGTCACGGATCCTATTTCACGCAGTCCAGGAGCATCGGCATAAGACCATGATGAAAATGGAAATATATGTTGTAAAGCGTATGTTCCTTGATCTAAGGTTTGATTTCCATAAATCAATGAATAAACTCCTTCAGATGTATCATCATCGAGATTTTTTTTTGAAGAAGGACTTAGATCATTTCTTTTGGTATTATATTTCCAAATATTTGTTTGAGTTGCTGTTAAAGAAATACTGGCAGTAGAAATTATTGAAGTCAAATATCTAAAGTGTAACTGTTCTGCAGTCTCTCTATAAACTATTGGCCAATAACTAAATCCTCCTTCAAAAATATTTTTATTACCATCAAGTGTTGTTTGATTGCTTGGATGTAATAAATCTGATAATGAGACAATAACAGGAGTTCCAGATTTAAACATATTTTGAACTTCAAAAATGTTATAATTATGTCTAGATAACTCAGTTAAAGATCCACTTTCGTTTATTAAATATTTCAATATAACAGAGGTCTTATCATAGAAATTTATACTAGATGAGGGTACACTTTTTATCCATGCAAATTTTTTAGGATTCAAATCAGCGGCAGCTGTTTTTCCGTATGATCTATCTCCATTCCAAATCAATATAGACCCAGAATAAGATTGACTTGTATAAAAATTTAATGTTTTACTTACACTCTTAGAACCTAAATATCTTGGAATAATGTGTCTTTGATACGTATAATAATAATCTTGAAGTTGAACAGGTATCAATAATTTACCATTTTGATCTACTTTCTTAATAAAAGATGAAGTTATATTTTGACTTACATTATTTTCAAATACATCAAAAACACTTCCTTTAAATAAACCTTTATTACCTTCATTATATATATAGGGATTATAATTACTTTCTTCAAATAATTCATCTATATTTATTTTGGATCCAGATAGTTCTCCATTAAAAAAATCCCTACCATCTTCATATTTACTTTCATATACACTATTTCCTATCGTTTTTACATAACCTATAGATGCAGAATAATTATGTATATCTATTACCTCTGGAGGTATTCTTTTAACTTTGCTTCTTTCTAATATGGTTGGTCTGATAGATATTCCTGACTGTAAATCTGAACGTACCGCAATAAAATCACCTATCATTTTGAAAAGAGCATTATCAAAGAATTTAATCAATCTTATATAATCTGTTAGACCATATCTCTCGAAATATTTTTGATAATAAAATTTCCTAAATTCTGACAAATCTGAATAACTATCAGAAGATTCTTCATTCGGATTACCTATATAATTATCGATATTAAAAGTTGAACCTATGCTATTTATAATATCCCTATCTATTTCGTTTATTGGAGAAAAAGAAGAGTTTATAATATGAATATCCTTAGTTAAGTAATTATTATTTATATCATTTCTGACATAAGGAGAAAGAATTAAATTGGTAGAAGAAGTATTTTCTATTCTTATTTTATCGGTAATTGGGCTCAAATATCCAGCTACTGGAACATCTGCATAATATGTTTCTATACCTGGTCTGTAATTATTGTAATCACTAAATCCTATAAATGATGCTGATGGGAATGATGCATTCTGATTAGGATGTACAGATATAACTGATGATGTATCATTATGATTATATGTCAATAAATCATTACCTAAAGGAAACCAGCCAGCAAGATTATTATAAGACGATCCTGAATTTATTCCTTCTATAGAAGATGGATTTAGAACATGATAATTAAATCTATATTGGGTTAAAGGATAATTCCAAAATCTTAATTCCTGAAGATTACCATTAAATTTATTACCAGAGTAACCTCCCAAATAAACATTTGCTGAGGTATCCCACGAAGTATTAAATGAAGAACTTACCGATTCAGAAACATATATACTGGACGATCCCTGATGTCCTATTTTACCATTTATACAATTTTTTACGAAAATATCATAATACTGATCACTGCTTCCTGATGAATCGAACTCACCCACATTTATCAAACTCAAATCATTATCTATCACGAATTGTATATCGTAATCTATAAGATCATTTTCTAATGAAAAAGATAAATTTCTTCTTCTTATCATTACATTCCACCATGAAGTATTTTGTATTGAACCTGTATAAAATATTGGAAGAGAAATATTACTAGAAGCGGAATAACTAGAACTTCCATTCAAATACATTTTGATATTACCATATGGAATATTATTGGAAGAACTATATTCAAGTGTTACTTTAAGATTTGGATTATTTATTCCATCTCCTATTTCAAGAAGAGATTGAGTTGTAAATGAAGCTGATGGTTTAAATCTAAATTCTATCGTATTAGCAAAAGAAGAAGGTTGACCTGTGTAATCATTAATTGATAATTGATCCCATGGAATAATTACACTTCCAGAACCTTCGGTTAAAAGTGAATAACTAAAACGATCATATGAATACTGAGCGGTATTATTATTTTTATCCATTCCACCATATTCATTAAATCTAAAAATGGTAGAAGGTATACCAAATATAGATGCTAAAGATTTTATACTATTATCAGTGCCTTTAGTCTTTACGAGATAAGGTACATTATGATATATTCTCTTAAATAATTCTTCAATATAATCTTTACCAGATGTGGTATATTGAGAAGAAGTTATTAAAGTTTCATAACTACTTGTTGGATACACATAACTGCCACTATTTGTAAATCCAGATAAATATTGAAAAAGATCTTGTTTATCAGAATTGTTATACAATTTTATACCAAAATTTTTTAGCATATAGAACACTAAATCTTTTGATATACCATGATCTGGAGAATTATTTGCTTTATATATATCACCAATAGCTTTTATATAAGTCCATATATAATCAAAATGTTGACCAATCATTTCAACAAATAATTCATATGATTTATTCATTGGATCTATCCTGATATATTCAGGTATAGAGTATAATAAATTATTTGGATTATCAGAATCATAGAAACTTGCTGTTGATAGTTGACCTCCAAAATTAGAATCAAAAGTATCATCGCTACCCAACCATTGACCAACGATAGATGAAGTAGACGGAAATAAATTATATGGAGGAACTGAATTTATTTTTGGCCAGGAATTTGATTCAGATATAAAATATAAATAATGATCATATCCGTCAAAATTAGAAATAATATTCGATATATTATTATTCAGTATAGAAATACTAGAACTTACAGATGGACTTATAAATGATGAACTTAAAGCATTTATTTGAGTATTGAAATTTTCAATCTGTTGAACCTTATATACAAAATTTAATAATCGTTGCTTTGCAGAGGAGAAATGAATAAAATTAGAATAATCGGAATAGTCAATATTTAACGTTACATTATTCTGATTTAACTTATTTAAAATTAAATGATATACATTAGAATCAGTATTTGATAATAATTCTTTATAATTTATATAATCGGAAGATCTTATTGATTTATTATCTATTTTAATATTGAAATTGGGAGGTCCTATAAAAATACTACTTCCTGTAATAGGATCTGGTACAATTTGTACAGAGTAAGAATAAGAGTTTGATAATTCTTCAACAAACCAAAAGGAATCATTAACATTTACAGAAGATGGTAATGGTTGATATAATTTTACTAACAATGAATAAGGAGAAGTATTTTTATCCAAAGCTATATTAACAGCGGTGAATAAAGTATTACTACCAAAATTTAATAAGAAATCCTTATAATAGCTAGAAGATTGAATTTCTGATATAAATTGAATTGAATTATTTTCAACATCTACATCTGAAAGAATATTTGAAATAACTCTTATTTCAGTTCTATTGGAAGATATCTCCGATATAAAAAATGTAGGTATTGCAGATGGTTGTATCTTGTTTTTAAATATATTGTATTGAACATTAAATGATCCTACATTATATCCAAGGTTTATTATATCTTGTTCCGGAGAAAAAGAAAGTAAACTTGATTTTGAGGTTCCTTGTATTGTACTTGGTACAGAATATCCTTTAAAATAATAATCAGAATGTAGTAAAGAATTATCAGGGGAATAGACATGTAGTTCGACATAATCTTCTGAACTTCCGAATGATCTTCCAAAGCTCTTAGATACCATTAAAGAAGAATCTGAAGATAGATAACTATCTATTTTACTGATATTTTCTATTTGACTAATTATAAAACTCATTATATACTTCCTGAAGATTGTGTTATTGTGAATATTTGTCTTTGAAGAGCTACATTTTCACTCCTCAAATTTATTATCTCTTGTTCCAGATCCTGAATACTAATACCTATATATTCCGAACTTCTATTTATAATATCAAGATGTGACAATCCTAATGAACCAGAATAAGATCCTGACGATGGTATATCATAAAATAATTGATCATAATATTGAAAAAATTCCTTTACATCTATAATGGGAGTTTCACTAATAGAAGAAGGAGTTGGAACTAATTGCTGGAAATCGGTTTCAATAACATTGGAATAACTATTTTTCCCATAAACGATTCTTTCTATTTTTACTTGTTCTCCCATTATTTCAACACTTTGAAATAAAAATTATCATTATACACATTCTTTATTCCATTGGATACAATTTTTATATCTATGGAATAATATCTTTCAGGTTCTAATCCATTCATATATAAATTAAAAAAACTTCCATCACTATCTGTACTTATCTTTGTGAATTGATCGTCGTAATCTACCACTATATTATCTGTATCCAAATCTCTTATACTATAGTAAGAACTAGTAGGTAGGTATTTATTTAGTGTATATAATGATGATGTGACAAATGTCCTTTGAGGATATTGATCCCTGGCATTATATTAAATCTTACAATTTCATTTTTATTGTATTTACCTTTATTATTACCTATAGTAAATACGCTATTTTTACCTATCATTGACATGCTTCCAGTATCTGGAGTATAAATAGAATCATTCCATTTCAATTCCAAACATGGAGGATAAATAGTATTTGTATCTACAGAAAAATAAGTTAATTTATACGATTGAGAATTAAATTCTACCGATGAATCATTCTTTATAATAAATCCGTCATTTACAATAGATTTAGATACGTAAGAATTAACTATCGATGATACATCAAAATTTATATTGAGATCATCTCTTTCATGGAAAGATTGAGTAGCTATAAAAGATGTATACCAGGTTCCTCCACCCATGGAACTTGTTATAAAGGATCCAGTACTACCTGCACTATAGGATGAAGTAAGCCATAATAAATCTGTAGTTCTATTCAACCAAGAGACACCATCCGTTATAATTGGGGTGTCATCTATTCTTCCTGTTCCCATATCCCAAGCTCCACTTACAGCAAATAGATTTAAAGAAAATTTAGCTGGAATTGTAGATGCATCCGATAAATACATTTTTAAACTTGCCGAAAAAGGAATATTTCCTATATAATTAGATACAACTTCATTTATATCATCATCTGAAAATTTTATTACAATCCTATTAGCAGCTGGAGTATCAATATAAAAATCGGATATACCGTTTGATAAATCCAATATTTCAGAAATACCAGAATTTTTATAAGGATTATCTGAAAATATCGTAGCATCTTTCTCAGGAAATATTTTATATATGGCCATTATTCTTGAAATTTAAATGAATCTGCTCTTTCTAACCATGTATCTAAAAATTGTTTTAAAATAGGTTTGGATTCTGCTAATGATATATAAAAATTTATTCTATCTGTTTTTAAAGATGTAAATAGACTTAATTGGTCGCTTCCATTGATAGCAGCTAATGTTGCTGGTCCTACTTTACCATCAGGATTTAATTTTAATATCTTTTGAACATGTTTTGCTGGAACTGAAAGTCCTGCATTTATTCCCCAATCGGCAAGATATTCTGCGATTGTTTGATTTTTAATATAATCACACTTTAAAGGATCCCATTGAGAAGATTTATAAAAATTAAATACTTTAGTCTCTAATTCAGGAATAGAACGAAGATGTGTATTCATGAATTTACATAAGTATAAATAAAATTTATTCCTACCATCTTTATCGTCTGAATAATCTTCTTTTTTGGGACATTCAGGTAATGCTTTTATTTGATCAATGAAATACCATCCAGACCAATTAGGATAATTATTTCTAGATATACCTTTCCAAGTTTCACCACCAGAATCTCCTTCCTTATCTGCATATCCCCCTTCGTTTTGTTCGAGAATAGGGTAGAATAATTCAAATTTTGCCATAAATAATTTTTTATAAAGTAACAACTCTTCCGTATATATCCTTATCAGGATATCTAATTTCGAATATCATAGGATCTCTGGATGGATATATAACACCATTTTTTGTAGCTCCTGTAATATCGTATGAGTAAGGAGAATAATTTATTCCGGTATCATCAACAATATTCTGAAATGATATATTTTTTACCGTTTCAACACCTTTAACTTGAGATAATAATACATATAGATCAGATATTATAATGGGTTGATTTATTTGCCACGATTTTATATTAAAATAATCTTCTACAGAACCAACCGCAAGTGTTAATACTTCTTTTGGATTAAATCCTGGTAATATTACTATATCAAACAGAAGTTTCAAATTTATATAAAATGCATTTTTTATAGTAATAGCATCTGTTTTCATTCTGAATGGAGTGATATATCTTTTTAAATTCTCTTTCAAAGCCATATTAGTCTGTACTATCTTACCATTATTATCATATCCAAGAACATACATACTTAATGCTAGAGGATTATTGTTAATAAAATCACTTGTATTAACTTGACTATTTAATATTTGATCTTGAACTACATACACTTTCGCTAATGTTCCAAATTGAGGAGAAAGGCTTAAAGCTCGAACAACATAATCTTCTGCAGTGACGCATCTCAATTGTGTTGCGAACGCTGCTTGAGAGTTATTTCTTAAATCTTGTACTGAATCACCATCTCCACCTCCTTGTGATCCTGATGGATTATTAAAAGCTACTGATTGCTTTATTACATCAAGTAAATTTTGATTCAATATGGTTGTATCAAAAGTTGCTGGATTTACATTTATACTAGTTATACTAGTAATATCATTTGCTGGAACATTTGATACGACTCCACCACCCACCATATAATTAAATGTTAGAGTAGTATTTGCAGGAGCAAGTCCATAATCTTTGGTATAAAGAAAATTACTTGGATCAAAAGCTAAATTCATTTTAGATAATCCATTAATAATACCCATACCAACATTATCAGGATTTGGAATTATTTCTTCATCTGGTATCGATAATGTACCAGGTCCAAATTCTATTTCCAGAGTACTATCTTCTCTAAATCTAGTAACGAATCTTCTTGGAACTTTTTTAAGATCCAACATGAAAGGAACCGTATCACTAAATTGTGAAAAGTTAGGATCATTTAATTGTGTGTTTGGAACAGCATTAAATATAGTAGCTTGAGCTAAATAAGGAACTTCATACCACGTATTACCATCACTATCAGTTACATTTAAAATTTGTATAATATTATTGTCATTTATTTTTACTATAGAGTATTTAATAGGAGATCCAAAATCGAATGAAATGTTTTTCAATGTTCCAGCTATAGCATTTACTGTTTTCTTCATTATATAATACTCAGGTAGATTTGTGTTTGGATCTATCTGATACACATTAATAGTAGTAGGATCATAAGATGAAGAAAAAGAAAAATTGACAATTGAATCTGTCACAAAACTTATAGATGGATTAGAAACAGACTGTATAGTAGCACCTTTGTCTATTATTAATGCATAATTAAAATCAGGCTCCGCTAATCCAGTTAATGCAGGTATGATTTGATATACGTCCAATTTTACAGTTGATGTGGCTGTTACTTTAGGAGTATAACCAAATTGATATGCCAATGCAAGAAGATTCTCCTTTTGTTGAGCATATTGGATAAATCCTTCTTGGAAATTATTATCTTGGTAAAAAGATAAAATATCACCAACAAAAGCAGCCATTTCCATAAACATAGTAGCTGGATCATTATCCGTAAAATCATTAAATGTATTTGGAAAATATGTCCTGGCATAATCTTGAAGAGCTTGTTTAAAGTCATCAAAATTTCTATTCAAATATTTTATATCTCTCTGCTGATTAGCCATTATGGTGCAAATTGTATGTGAACATCATCTTGTTCGTTGTTTATACTATAACTTAATTCTATATCAATAATTTGATTATCCGGTTCAACATTAACTTCCAAATCTATAATTGTTATTTGTGGAAAATATACATTTAACTGTTCAGTTATGTATATGTTAAGTTGATCGAATTCTGGAACCTGTTCGAATAAAAATGAACGTAAATCACCACCGAAATTCGGATTCATTATTCGTTCACCTTTATTAGTGAGAAACCAATTTATAAGATTGCTTTTAATTTGATCCTTTGTAGTATAAGTAGAACGGAAAACAGGTGTTCCGTTAAATGGAATAGCTATACCTACAGCAACATTTGGCTTGGTATCTATAGGGTTTATTCGTATCTGTTCTCTTAATCTTCTCATTTACGTGTCATAGTCATAGGAAAATCTGGCATATTTGGTGGAGTATAATCATCTTCTGCTTCTATATACGAATTGTCTTCCGATTCACTCCATTCCGGATCTTCTTCGCCAATGCCAAGATCTTGCATATCATTTACATTCATTTGATTGGCCGTTTCAACCAATATATCTTTAACAACTGATGGAGCGCCTGCTGGAATTGTATTCGCAACATGAGCTGCTAATGCTGTCCTTGGAGGTATTTTATTAGATCTACTAAATACTTCTCCCAGACGTGACTTGGTTGTTTCTGTCAAAGGTTCTTTCTCTGCAGAAGAACTTTTAGACTTTTTAATCTGATGAGCTATAAGAAGTTTTACTTCTTTCAGATCTTTAGAAGAACTTTTTTTCATTGATTCCAACTCCTCTTTTATAAGTTTTGGAAGTTCTTCCTTCAAAACATTACGAAATGTTTCTTTAATCATTTCTTTAAATAAGACTAATTCATTATTATTCATAGTATATATAAATATTGTAAATAAAAAATTGTTAACTATTAAGAATAGATTTTAATTCATCCATTAATTGATCAGGAGTTTTAATATAACTTGGAGCTGTTTGTACAGCTAATATGCCAGATATCTTATCTATTGCCTTACCTATCAATTGTTTAGATCCATATTGATCTACAATTAGAATATAAACCTTACCATTGCTCCCTGTATATATATTAGATTGATTATCAACATTTGTATCGCTATTTTGATTTAATAAATTTTGAGATATATTCGACAATGCCTGATCAGAAGTTATATTATTTCCTCGAAAAGCATTATCATGGATATTGATAGATACTTGTAAATTCATAAATCTAGATAACATTTGGTTGAATTGCGTTTCGCTTTGAGATAATTGATTAAAAATTATTTTTGAATAAGTATTCAACATATCTCTCATAAAAATTATCTTAACCCCTTTTTTTAGAACGCTATATGTAGCCTTCGTAATTGGATTAATTGTGAGTATTGCTTCCTGGGCAGTTAACAATCCTTGTAAAATATTAACCGTATTTGTTATAGCTTGAAGAGTACCTATCGTAGATTGAAGTATATTTAAAGTATTTTTAATAGAAGAAATCTGCCCTTCTATCTTTGCTTTTTTTACTTCTGCTTTCTTCCCATCAGCTTCATTAACAGTGATAACTATATTGTTATTTACTATTTGAACCGTAGTTGTATTGTCCGAAGAAGATTCTATTTGATTTACTAAATCATTTATCTTCTTTTCAGTAAGTACGGTTGTATTGGATATTTTAGCTAATGTTTTATTTAAAACGGATGCTATTGGATCTCCAACAGCAGACGAAACAGTACTTGATAAGTTATTAGAGAATGACACCGGTTCAGATAAAGAAGATATACTATTTTTATTTGCATTTATAGTATTGCTAATACTCTGAACATTTTGTATTGATATGGAAGCTTTCTCTAAAGACATTATGAAGTAAAAGTTATTTTTGAATTTATTTTATCTAATAAAGATCTAATATTGGATATTTCACCCAGAAGTTTCGTTCCTGCTGCATTTATACTTGGTTGACTAACCGTCCCGACACCTACTCCTATAGCGGAGGACAGATCTGTAGCTAAATTTTGCAAAGCATTTAACAATTGTTCTTGCATATTTTTTAATTCATTTCCTTTTGGAACCGGTTGAAGATTCTTTATCCCTAACTGTATTATAGGAGAATTTAGTAAAAAAGAAGAATCAGTGTTAATATGAACTTCTCCTTTTACGGATATTGCCAAATCTTTTTTTGCAGTTATAAATACATTATCTTCCTTGGCATTAAAGATTAACCGATCCGAAGTAACTATAACTTGATTTTTATTATATGATCTAATCGGTATAAAGCTCATTGATATTTGGATAAAATCTGTTTATAATAGGTATACAATGTTTCGAACGTAAACCTTCCAGATTGGCCATAAAGACCTTTTGGATCATTTAATATTGGAAGAGAAGCCCATTGGGAAGCCATCATATTTATCACCTGTTTAAATGAATTAAAATCGGTATCGATTTTTGTAATTAAAACTGATGGAACATTAGCACTATTTAATATATTCTTCCATCCTGCATAATCTTGATTAAATTTATTCATAGTAGCTCCATTTCCCATAATAAGATTCCATGTATTTATAATAAATTGATACCTTCCAGCAGCTGATGAAAAAACTTTATATTCAGGGATATATATTTTTATATTTGGATGTGGTGGATTTGCTATAGCACTATCATAACCCGGAATTAAATTACCACCGACGATAAGATCATAACCATTGAATTTTCCTTGACCTATAGTACCTTCCGTTAAAGCCAAAAGATCCAATAACGCTTTACCATTTTTTGATATTGTTGGAACATTTGAAACCTGTCCAGCAAAAGAATTTATAGCATTTACAAAACTTGTTTTTACCACCGGAGCTTTTGCAATAACGTTTGTGTTTGAGCTATTATTAACAGATGTAATGAATACGTATTTGGTATTGAATTTATTTAAAATAACTCCCTGTGTCAAAGGAATAGGAATATCTTCTCCTATTTGTACAAAATTTAAATCGTCTTCATTATCAGGTATAGATCCTAGATCATTAGATGTCGTAATAGAAGAACCTTGAAGGCTACTTTGAGAAACAGGTAATATTAGCGATTCAGAAGGAATTATATTATCTGCATGTAACGCTGATTGAGTTACAGACTGTGAAGTTTTTTTCTGTTGAACAATTTGCTGTTTAACGGAAGAATTATCATTATTTTGATGATATGAATCAAAATTATTTGATGCTAATTCTAATGTAATAGTTTGGTCACTTAATATATAAAATGAAGAACCATCTTTATTTATGTCTTCAAAAATAGAATCAGCTTTTATGTTATTATTAGGATTATTTCTAACAATAATAGAAGGTGAACCGACAGATGATCCCTTCCATGATAAATTTTTAGAAATATCATTTGATGGAGTTCCACCTAAACGAATAGAATTACCAAATCTACCTTCTATCTTATGATCTCCTTCCAGAGGTAAAAGAGACTTTATTCCTTTCTCTGTAAAATAATGTCCTAATTTTATAGTATCATTTGATGATATAGTATTTGATATCGGTAATATACCATTTGAAGAATTTTGATAAGATGATAACTTATTTTGAGAACTGTTTGGATTATTTAAATTATTAATCGTATTCTCATCCGGGGCCGCATTATGCTCTATGGCAGCATATAAACTAATTGGATCAAAATAATAAAATGTTTCAGAATATTGAGAACTCAATTGCTGAACAGAATATTTAGGAGCTACTATCAACGGAACAATCTCGTTAATTAACGGTGTCCTTACAGAAGGACTTGATTTATATGCTATCAAATAAGTTTTTTGAATATCTCCACTTTTATCAACATTACTTCTATCCTGTACAGGTTCAAATTCAATTAGTTCCAGAGCCTTATATTTGACATATAGAGGATGATCGACAGACAACGATATATTAACTACTCTTCCATAAATAAACGAATTATTAGCCTTAAAATCACTTGTGGAGTGTTTTACAGGATTAAGAAGTGCTTTAGACCCATCTGCAATATAAGTTTCCCTGGGCATTATGCTTTAGCAGTTGGATTTTTTACTTCTTTATAAAATTCATTTAAACTAGCTACCATTGCATCACGTTCCTCTTTTGTCATTTCCTTATCATCACCTTCAGCAGCAGCTGATCTCTGTGCAGCTTTTTGTACAATTTGAAGCATCTTAATGATATGCTCATTGTTTTTGACGCTGATATCCAGATAGGAAGAAATAAGTGGCACAAGTTGCAAGGCATCACCTATATTTTTGATAAGTTCCTTAAGTTGATCGATTAAGGAAGTAATATCTTTATCTTTCTTCTTAGTTGTATCATATACCTCCTTAAATAGGGAAGACATCGTTTTTTTATCAAAAACAACAATTTGATCGAATTCTGCCATAAGACATTTATTTATATATAAATATCTCCTGTCAAATAATATTCGTTCATTAATTTTCTACGGAGCTCTTTTAATTCCTTGATAACCTTAGTAATTTGCGGAGCAGTAGCACCAGACATCTCTTTGAGATAAAGATAAGAAGCCTGTTTATTGATAGTTTTCAGATGTTCTCTTCTTTTAAATAGTACAAGTACTGAATTACAAATTTTTCTATCAATTTCTTTTTCAAACAGTTTAGATACATTTTTTTCTATGTAAAGAATGTATTTATCTAAAAATTCCATTTTTTCTTCCTCAGCTCCTTCGTTCACTATATTAGTGAACACAGTTTTATCTTCATCAACTTCAGATAGATCGGTATGTAATTTTTGTCGTTGATAATTCTGTTCGTTATAAGTTATAAGCCATCTTTTGGCAATAGTCCCAAAATAAGAATAAGCTCTACCTTTAATACTGTCATAAAGATGAAGCTTCTGTAATAAAAATGATGTTACTTCTGTAATTAACTGATTGACATTATCTACTTCTGTATAGTAGAATTTAAAGGTGTGAATTATATTCTCAACAAGCTTATAAAAGCTGAAATTTATACTTTCATTGTATATTTCATTACGTCTTCTCTGATCAGTTTCTTTCAAAAATGCTACGATAGCATCTTCTGTATCCTGGGTAAAATAATTTCTAGATTGTTTTCTTTTTCTCTTACGTAGTTTTCCAGACTTCGTATAAATGTTTAAATCTAATGCAGGTTTTTCCTTCTTTGGCCTTGGCATAAATCATCGGGAATTGGATTAAATTAAATCTTGTGGAACATAACCTTTATTTTATAATTTTTATTTTGTATTTAAAAGCTCTTGAACTTTTTCGTAAGGAATATAATTCTCCTTTGGAATAGGCTTGCCATCTGGTCCTATTATAGTATCCTTATTAGCAGCTTGTGATTTTATGATAGATGCAGTGAAATCAAATTCATTTAACGTATTTTGAATCTCTTGTAGATTTTTAAAGAAGAATCCTACTTCATCATCAGATTTGAAAGATCCTTTAGAATCTATCTGTTTTAATCGAATATCTGAAATATGAATAATTTCATTTAATTGGATGAAATACTTTTGATAAGCTTCGATATAAGATTCATATTCTTTAACGATATTCTGAGCATTCGAAATTTGATTATTGAATAATACTTCCAGTTCTTTTAACTGGAATTCATGTTTGACTTCAATAACAGAATTTTTATGATAAAATAATCCTGCCACAATAAAAGCTAAAACCGTTGCTATCGAAAGAATAATTTCTATAGTTGTCATATGGAACTTAGTAGTGATGAATATTTTTTATTAGAAGATTTTACCGGATTAGGTGAAGGAGGAGGCAATGTATTTTCTATTTTCGTAGAAGGTTTACCCATCATTTTTTCTCTACTGGATACCGTATTTTTTCCTGAAATGACTTTTGCTGCAGGTTTTGCAATTGTATCATGTTCAATCCTGGTAGCCAATAAATCAGCTTGGTGAATGATATAAGGAAGATTACTGCGAAGTCTATATTCTTCACTATAAGCTATATAATAGCCTTTATTTCCTTCTTCGTAAAGACCATCATGAAGTTTTATACCTAAATATTCATTTTGAGTAAGAGATATACCTAATTGCTGCAATAGAAATAGAGATCTTTCAGAAGTCTTCATGAAATCTATATCAGGATTATGCTTATAAACTTGACCTTTTTTTATCCAATAATCTTCATTCTCTTGAAGATATTCTTCATGTTCAAGAGTACCAAATTTACCAAGATCATGATTTAACGCGACGAAAATAAGTTCTTCATCGGTAAAGTCTTGAATAGCTCCAGATTCTTTCCATAACTTAGAAATTTTCATAGAAAGGAGAATTACACGAAGAACATGATCTACATAACCACCTGCAAATGCATTATGATATGATGTCTTTCCAGATGCAGGCATCAGTGCAATACGATCAGCATATTGATCATAAAATGATAGAAGTTTTTCTCCTCTTTCACCAGATATACCTGTTTTTATAAGTTCTAAAAATTTTTCCCAATTATGAGTAATTTGTTCGGCTGATAACATGAATTAAATGATTTGATCGTTTTTGAAAGATTCCGGTTCCAGATCGACAAGATCCTGGGCTTTCTCCAGGATCTCATAACATTTTGAGAAAGAGGAAAGAATGTCATCGAAGGAACCTCCAGACGTTACGTGATACTTTGTATTAGTAATACTAGCTCTAAGATTATCTAATAGATAACTTACATTTTTCTTGTATTTCATAGAGTATTAAATTTATTTAAATATTATTAATAAAATATATTACTTTATAGTTATTATAACATAATCTATTTAGTATTAATATATTATAAGTATATATAAGTAATGTACTTTATTAGTTAGGTCCAGTGGCTATGACCGGTCCCCGGTCCTTTTTGCCCCGTGAGACTCTGCAAAGATACGGAAAATATATATACAAACCAAATTTATTTTCATAAATTTTCAAATTTATATTTTGAACCTATAGTTTCTATTATATCTATCGCAGTATCAATGTCTAATTTAAATCCCTCTCGAGCCTCATTTATTCTTGATCCGATACCTTCCAGGTATCTATGGATCTCTTGTTCTAACATATATCCATTGCAGCATTTGTATCCAAATACAGGAAACCAAGGCGTTATCACACCTGTAGCAGCATTGATCTCAGTAACTCTTTGATGAATAGAAGTAGTAGTGAATCCTATCTTCAATATACCAGGAATATGTTTATTAGTAAGAACATAAATCCATTCAGGTCTTTTATTAGATCCTACAATATCTCGGAGAGATTCACCATAATATTCGACGGTATCAAATCCGTCATCTCCAGGTGTGAGTGTAAAAGCAATAGCTCTTTTAGTATCCCATAAATCAAGTTTATGATACTTTGCAGCCTCTTCCAGGCTTAGTCTTTTAAGCATAGGTACTGAATTTATCTTAGCAAAGATACGAAATATATTTGGTAATTTAAGATAAAGTATATATCTTTGCAGTAATTATTTTATGTTAAACCTAAAAGATCTCGCAGGCAAGGTTGAAGCAAATGACATCCAGCAATCTCTAAATAAGAGATTTCCAGATCACAAATATGTGATATATAATTCATATATATTTGATTGGGAAAGTGATTATTTGTCAGTAAATGAATCTGATTACGTATATGAAGTGGAGATCAAAGTATCGCTCGATGACTTCAAAAAAGACTCTCACAAAAAAGAAAAGCATGTACTACTGGAAAATAAATCCTATCCTGAAAAAATGCCTAATAAATTCTTTTATGCCTGTCCCCGTGGTATTATTCCAACCATCTTCGTACCGGAATATGCGGGTCTCATAGAAGTGGATAGTACGAAAGAAGGGATGGTAGCTGAGGTTACGAAGAATGCTCCGTTCCTTCATCGAGGAAACATCCTGGAATCAATTAAACCTCTTTTATTGGATAAATTCTATCACAAGTACAAAAGAACGGAATTTGAGAATTATCAGCTACAAAAGACTGTAATGATGTTACAAGAGCAAATAAAACAAATATCATAATATGGATTCCTTATTGAAAGAAATTACTCTCAAAAAAGTTGTTGCATATAAAGCATATTCATCCGATGGATATGTTCACACGATAATGGGTTATTATCGTAGTTCTGCTTCTGCCGAAATAGAAGGGAAGAAACATCAGGGAGGATTTGAACGTGAAGAACTTTTTACAGATGGTTCTAAATTGTACGAAATTAAATGTGTTGCAAATTATTTTGCCGATGATATAGAAGGAGTGATACGAGAACAAATAGAATCAATCAAAAGAAAACTTACTCCATCAGAACTTGAATTACTTGGAATAAAATAAAAATACATGAAAACAATTCAGAAAGGAACAATAGTCAAGAGAACCGACAACGAAACAGCCGATCATTTAGTTAAAAATGGCGGATATCAATTTGTACCGAAGAGTACCTGGAAAGTAATTCGTGATGCCGAAAAAGAAGTAGTGAAGAAAGACATCGTAAAAACTACTCCGCTTCGAATAAAGAAAAATAATAAGAAATGAACTTTAGTATTCATTTAATAGAATTTGATTATAGTTGGGATGTATTGAGCAAAATTACAAAATGGGACGAAGATACATTTGTTTTTGAAAGGCTTCATCCAAAAGAATTACGATGGACTAAAAAAGATAGAAATATCTTCTTTAATAAAGAAAAAGGCAGAGCCGTTTGGATGATAATTAATGATGAACCAATTGCAGAAATATTATGGAATATTGCTCCAGTTGATCCACTGGATGAAATAGAAGAAAAAGATTGGCCATTGGCTCCCTATATATGGAGTACATCAGTAAAGAAGAAATATCAAGGTAAGGGATATGGAACTCTATTAAAACAAATGTTGTATAATCATCTCAGAAATTTAGGTCATAAAGAGGTATACGGACATGCCAGGCAAGGATCCAGTTGGAATATAACAGAAAAATTAGGTGCAGAATATTTGTATGCAATAGACAATTACGAAGGCACCGGTGAAATGTACTATTATTACAAACAAAAATTATAACAATGCCTAAGTCAAAGAAATTAAGACCGTCTTCTACAGCTGGAAGAACCAAGGGTAGCAACTGTCAAAGATCTCAAGGAAAGAACTTATATTGTAAAGATACAATACTATACAGGAAGAATCCCGATTTGTATGCAAAATGTTGTATAGAAATAGATAATCAGAAGGGAAATCGTCAATCTACATCAAATTAATAACTTATATGTCGTATTATGTTTGTGATGTTGAGGGCGACGGGCCATGTATGGATAGTATTCACTTCAGAATTACATCGATAAAATGAAAAAGAGTAAATACTGTTTTCATATAGGAAGAGTAGTTCCCTTTCAATGGTATCCTACAATTGATTTCAGATTTCAGCGATCATTCTATGATTCTAAAGGAGGTATAATGTTTTTTTGGTTGAATTTCTACATAAAGTTAAGAAGACCGGAAGATGATAGAATAATACCTACCATAGATGGAAAACCATGTTATAAACCAACATTACTAAGTAATATTTTTGGAACATGACACTGGAACAAATTAAACTCATAACTGATAAAATAAAATGTCAGTTGCTTTCTACTACATTCCGGATAAGAGTGGAGCGTGACAATAAAGATCTGGGGAATGGAAGAATATTCATTCAGATGAGTTATGATGGGTTCTGTTCTAGAACAGGAGTATTCCAGTATAACTGGCATGGTCGTAAATACTATCTTTCGGATTACATGACAGAAGATGAGATAGTAAAGACATGCTTCGCGGCTTTTAAAGCAGCGGTTGAACATGAGGTGATGGAGGGTTTTAAAATAAACGATATAACAGTTTTTAATCCACATATTGATCATAAAGAACTTTTAAAAATATCTCATATAGAGGTAAAAAGAAATTAAGTAATTTAATCCAAATGAACGTTTTTTATCATAATGGTTTGTGTGGTGATATTATATATTCCTTGCCAACCGTGAAAGCTTTCGGCGGAGGTGTGTTCGTCTCGGGTCTAAAAATGAATTTATACCACGCTATGAAGCCTCTCCTATTAAAACAATCATACATTGAAAATGTATTACATATTTCTGAAACAGAATTACCTGTTGGCTTCGTAGATCTGAATATATTCAGAATGCATCCGGAAGTAGACAAAATACATTTAGTAGATGCACATTTGGAATCATTTCGATTACCAAGATACGATTGGAGCCAGGGAGGATGGTTGGAAATACCATGCAATGATGCTGATTGGGGATTCGCTGTCATAAGTAAAACTCCTAGATATTTGGATAAAAGTTTTAATTGGAAAAAAGAAGTAAATTATCTTAGGAAATATTTTGGTGAGTATGTATACTTTATGGGTTTACAAAATGAATATGTTGATTTTATAAAAAAATATGGACATGTACATTTGCGCAAATCTACAGATTTTTTGGAAGCGGCTCAGATTATATATAAAGCAGATACATTTACAGGAAATCAATCTGTAATGATGGCTATACGTCAGGGATTAGGATTACCATATCGGCTTCATCGATCACCATATATGGCAAATTGTAATCAGTGGTCGAAAAATGAAACGATTATAAATCCAGTTAGTAGGAAGATACATATACTAGGTGCAGCCGTAAAGAAAGTGATGAATAATGCGTAGAAGAATATTCGTATTCGGATCCAATACGGAAGGTAGACATGGTAAAGGAGCGGCTCTAGAAGCCAGGAATAAATACGGAGCGATATATGGACAGGCTAGAGGATTACAGGGAGATTCATATGCAATAGTCACAAAAGATCTGAGTAAGGGTTTGAGAAGTATACTTCTACTGGATATAGCAAAAGAAGTTCTTGAATTTATTGAGTTCGCAAAATTTCATCCGAATTGGGATTTTATTTTATCTCCAATAGGATGTGGAAACGCTGGATATAAACCAAGAGAAATAGCTCCACTATTTAAATACGCTCCAAGCAATGTATGGCTTCCAGATGTGTTTAAAGAGGAACTAGAAGGTGGTATTATTATGGCAGCCACCGGTCATAGGCCGGATAAGTTAGGAAAAGAGTATGATTATGAAGGTCCATATTCAAATTATATTCTTGATAGATTCAGTGGTATATTAACAGAATATAAACCGAAGTATATCATAACCGGAATGGCAATCGGAGTAGATACGTTGTGGGTATTATCTGCTATTATGAATAACATTCCATTCATCGCAGCTATTCCTTTCAAAGGTCAAGAACATAAATGGAAAGATCATCAGAAAGAGTTATATAAAAATATATTAGATCATCCATTGTGTATAGAAAAACAGTATATTTGTGATCCAGGATATGCTCCATGGAAGATGCAAAAAAGAAATGAATGGATGGTAGATAGATGTGAAATATTGGTACAAGTGTGGGATGGTACAGATGGAGGGACTGCTAACTGTGTCAGATATGCAACGAAAGTTCAACGAAAAAGAATAAATGTAGATTTAACTAAAATTCAAATATTATGAAAACAAAAAACAAGGTAATTTTAATCGGAGCGGTTGCACTAGGCTCTATCGGATTTTTCTCTTATAAAGCATTATCGAATAAAAATGAAGATTCAAAAATAGTAGTCATTAAAATGACAGTAGATCAGGCACAATATGTTTTAAATGCTCTTGCAGATAAACCTTACAAAGAAGCAGCTGATCTAATCGAAAGTATAAGTTATCAAGCTAAAAGTCAATTAAATCCTCTTAAAGTAGATTCGTCTAATATAAAGAAAGATTCTACACATAATCAAAAGAAAAAGTAAGCATGAAACCGATAGAGTTTAAAGGATTCAATAAAATATTAGCTAAAGATCAACCACAATATCAACCTCTTCCCGTTTTATGGGAGGCGGATGGTAGAGTAACATCTTGTTGGAAACTTTCTTTGAAGGAAAGACTTAAGGTTTTGTTCGGAGGAAAATTGTGGCTATCTCAATTGACCTTCAATCAGAAATTACAACCACAACTACCTTTGGTAGATGATCCAATTATTATAAATTAAAAACAAAAATAAAATGTCAGACAACATCACAAAAGCGAGGGACTTCCTCAAATCGTATTTAGAAAGAAACAACACACATCTCGGAGAACATTCTGCGGTATTAGCTTTAGCGGAATATGGAGATCAATTTGGAATAGATGATACAGAGACGCGTAAATTAAATGATAAGATACGTGATTTGGAAGATCAAGCAACTGGTGATCTTGAAAAAATTGCAGAACTTGAAAAGAAAGTAGCAGATCTCACTGTAGAACGTAGTGAACTTACAAAAAGATTAGTTACAGAAGGTACATCTAAACCAACAACGATTCCTACTGTTACCACGCTAGATGCGACAGCTTCGAAGGTAGAAGAACCTAAACAACCTGTATCAGGATCAAAATAATTAATATATGAAATTGATAGTAACAGTTCTATTTGTATTTTGTGTTATATTACTATTATTTGGTGGTATATGTCTAGGATTTATTGGTCTTAGTCAACCGTCTATACTAGATAATATAGGTGGATTGGGAGTAATAGTAGCAATTGGGCTATTTTGTTTCATAGGTCTTAAATATTTTTTTATCACAAAAAGCAAAAACAATGACACAAACAACATCGACAGCGACAATTAGAAATTGGGTTATAGCAGGTGTAGTAACACTAACTATGACCATTCTCCTGGCAAAAGGATGTAACAGAATCAATCCTACAGAAGTAGGATTCAAGATTAGTAACTCTGGAGATTATCGTGGAATAGATAGCCTTCCTCTGGTTACAGGATGGCAATTTACGATGCCAGGCTTTACCTACATCGTAACGATACCAACTACTCAACAACATGTTGTATGGACAGCTTCAACTGAAGAAGGTTCTCCTTCGAACCAGGAGATTACTGTATCCTGCCAAGGCGGAGCCGGATTCAAGATGGATGTAGGATTCAACTATCGAGTTAATCCAAACAAAGCTTCGAAGATCTATTTGAAGTACCGTACAAGTGATTTAAGCTCTATTACGAGCACTTATCTTAGAAATGTGGTAAGAGGTACTATGCAGGATCTTTCTGGCACCATGACGGTAGATAGTATCTTAAATAACCTTCCATACTATGAACACACTGTAGCAGATATGCTTACGGAACGTCTTGCGAAAGAAGGATTCCTCGTGGATAACTTCAATATTACTAAGCAGCCTATTCCAACTGATAAGAATCTTGCTGATGCCATCAATGCCAAGATAAAGGCTAAACAAGATGCTGAAACCAGCAAAATGCAACTGCAACAATCTATTGCAGAAGCCAATAAACTTGTAGCAGTAGCTCGAGGAGATAGTGCCTCTAAGGTGATCAATGCTCTGGCAGACGCTGAAGTAATTAAGGTAAAGACACAGAGTCTGACGGCTTCGCCTCAATATATCGAGCTTGTAAAAGCAGAGAAATGGGACGGTAAGCTTCCACAGGTACAAGGTACAAGTACACCATTTATTAACTTTAAAAATTAAATATAATGGTAACAACAGCAGGTCCAATTTATGAAAAAGCTAACCGTTCAAGAGTCATAGATTCCTTCGTTGATGTAAAATCTTCATCTACAGAATATTCATTGAATAACATATCCGATAAAATCGAAGATAAAAATATCAAATTTGCAGCAATTTTGGATGAATTGGAGACACTTATTTTAAAAATGTCTACAGATAATTATCTGAATGATAAATATGATAATGGTGAAGAGAGAGAATTACGACCGGGAGGAATTCTTCATATGATTGAAGGTAGAATAGATACCTATTCACTGTTAACAGAGAGATTTTATAAGGCTAAAGAAATTTTAAAAACGCTCATCTAATTACTATGCGTCTTGCTTTTTGCCAGGCGTGTCTACACCAGGGATTTATTTAAAAAATCATTTGTATGACAGATAAAAAAGAATTTACCATGAAAAATGGGCTTATTTTGATAGGTACTATGTTGTTTTTAACAACAGTATTTGTCATAGTCCTAAATCATTTATCGCATATTAGTAAAGAGAATTCTATACCAATAGACGATAGTATTCAGAAAGTACTGAATGATACTTTACAGATAAATGCCGGAGAGATTGGTAAGCATAAAGATACACTGTACTTTGATTCATTCACTTGTATAAATAACTACTGCAAACTATACAAAGGTAATAAAGTGGTACGAGAAATGCCCGGTGGAATATCTCCAGGGCCAAATGAAGTATTCATCTTCAAGCAGGTGACAATAGGATGGACATGGATGCATGTGATCAATTATCCTTCTAAAGAAACAAACTTCCAGGCTACTGGATATCAAAAAGATCCAAGGAATTTAAAAGGTGGAGATACTATTATGATAACTAATAAATAGAATATTTATGTTAAAATTTATAGCTATAATAACAGGCGTTTTTATTGTTGGAGCATTGATATTCATAACTTATAGCGTTACAAAAGATGTAAAACCACGATTAAAGACAATGTATGTCGAACAGATAGGACGTTTGGCCCAACAATTTAGATACGAACAAGATGCTGTATTTCTTTCTCAGATTACAGATAAACAAATGCAATCAGCTATAGAAATGTACAAAAATCTTAGCGAAGCCCGTTCTAAAAGAAGCTATGCTGAAATGAAAGCAGTACTTGATAAATATAAATAACAAACAATGAGTGTATATAAAAGAAGTGTGCATACAGATGCATTAGCGACGTTAGGAACGCTTATCGATGATAAACCAGGGAGAGATGCCATTCACCTGGCAGTAGAGCCTGTAATAGCCGGAGAAAGGCTTTTTCCAGGACAAGACATAGGTCTTGGAGAAGATGGCAAGGCATATGCTCATTCAGGTGTAAAGAAAGTAGGGATCGTGGATCCCTTTCTGAAAGAACCTATTTGGGAAGATAAGAGATTCTGGCTTATTGTATATCCAAGGACTATTACTAGCCTTCGACATGTATGGGAGCATCCTGATTTCGATAAAGAAAACGAAGATAGAGCATATGCAGAACCTCAAATAAAAAAGCCTTCTAAGAAGAAATTAAAGAATGAAGATTTAATGGAAGAAGTCACACAGGATTCTATAGAATGGATAAAAACATTTGCCGGTAAAATAAGACAGGACTATGATGATCTTATGACTGCAGCAAACAAGTGGATAAATACAGATGATGGTAGATGGGGAGGCGAATATACCTATGATAACTCTGAAAGTTATAAAGATCATTATATTGAATTTGAAGAATTCTGGAAGCATTATGAGATAGTCACTGGAAAGAAACCATCTGATCCAAGATGCTTTTTTACCTGTGGATGCTAAAATATAAATAAATGAAATCGATATTTTTATCAATGGCTGTAATATTTTTCGTGTGTGGTGGAATAGCTTTAGAAAATCTAGCCTTGACAAGGGATGGAGTTGTGATCCCACACTACAGACAAACAGGATGGGGAACTTTAATATTCTGTTATATCGTAGGACTAGCATTAATTCTATACGTTTGTAAACCAATTTTAAAAGACGATGAAAAAAAGTATTAGAATATTGGTATCTCCAATCGTATTTGTGTTCGGAAGTATAATTGGAATGTTCATATTTGGATTAGGAGGGTTCATGGGTCCCTTTATTGCATTAGGATGTTGGTTAAGACCTATATCCGAAGATTATACCGTATTCGATAAAAGAAATGATATTAAAGATAGTCTGTGGATATTTATTTGTTGCTTTCTTATGCCGTTCTATTCGGTATATGAATGGATAAGAGAAGGAACATTTTTAAAATAAAAAAGATGGAACAGAAAGAAATAATTGAAGGTAACGAAATTATAGATGCGTTCATGGGCGGATATAAGAGGGATATGGAGATTTAATATGGGATCATGCACATTACATGTCTCCGCTAGTTTGTAAATACCCTTCTGAACTTGAATACGACAAAAATTGGTCGTGGATTATGCCAGTCCTCGAAAGAATCAATAATCTCAGAATATGGCGACAAGATAGAAAGGAGCTTTTGATGTTTTCAAAAATAGATGTAAACATAGGATTGGATGCATATTATAGAAGAACCAGAGTGAGTATTCTTGGGAGTATCACATATTGTCAGAATGATTCCATTCCATATTCTTACAAAACAATTGAGGTTCCTCACATGGTAAAACACGGAGAATCTCCTATTGAGACTATCTGGCTGGCCGTCGTAGACTTCATCCGCTGGTACAATCAATCAACACATGAATTGGATCTTCCTGGATATAAGAAGTAAGCAAGATACTCGCAATGTAGTATTAGCCTCTGCGACATTATACAATCGCATAAAGGAGCTTCTTACTCCAGAAGATAATATATCCTGTCCTGAACATGTCCTAGATATATATAAAAGTACCCTACTGCCTGTAACAAATAAAGATGGAGATGAGATTCATGCCGTGATTATGGACAAAGATCCCTTCAAAAATATAAATACAACTATCGATTATGATAGAAAATGATCATCAGTTAACTCGATCTGACATGATAGATATTCTTATCGATGTCTTGTATACAAAATATGTTATTTATTGTAATGATTGTGGTAAAGTGAAAACTTCCGGTATGGAAAATAAGGTACAATTCGCTATAAAATTGTATGAAGAAGGTTGGAGAGGTTATAATTCATCTAAACATTATTGTCCTACATGTATAAAAATAAACAAAAATGACATTCAAATTTAAAGAAAATGCCAAAGACTTCTGTCAAACAGGTACTGAAGACTTCTGGTATGCACTATTCGATGGTGGATATGTGGAAGTAGAAGGGATCCTGGCAGATGAAACACAGCTAAATGAAGTGATTAAAGCTGTACAATTACTTGAACAATTCAAAAATCAACTGGAAAATGCCGGGATATATGAGCCCTGTTAACAATATATCTTATCAAGAAGCCAAGGAATTCATCGAACTATGGCCTTATCAAGATGATTTTGTCTGTAGACACTTCCGTTTAATAGGCTTTGAAGGAGATGATAACTCCATAGATCTTGCTTATTATTGGCAAATCCGTAAAGATATAGTCGATGATAAAGAATAAATGAGAAAAATATTAATGGGTTGTTGTGTTTTTATTGTTAAAAAGTGACAAGCCTGGGGTGTCTACCTCGGGCTTTTTACTGTAAAATGAATAAAAGGTACTGTAAAAGTGATACAAGATGTGCAATATAATGCATATTTTGATATAAAAATAAGGGAAACATAGCAAAATGCAATAGAAAGTGTATTATATTGCATATTTCAATGAAAAAATTTGTATGGAAATGCATATAATTTGTTGAATATTTCCAAATTTATATTGAATTGCATATAGTAGGGGAGGTATTTTTGAAAAGAAACAAGGCCGGGTCTCGAGTAATTCGGGAAAATTACACTCGGAAGGGTATAAAATGAGGGAAGAAGTATATCTGATCGTGTATAGATAACGGTTAGAGATAGACGAATATATATGTATATATTGAGGTTTAAGGTGAAAATGGGGTACACTTCCTTCCAGGGTCCGACCCCCCGACCCCGCTAGTATCCTGCTCTAGCTACAAAAACCACAGTCTCGATTGACAATCAATACGTTATCATATCGACCTCACAATAATAGTGGTGTAAATACTTTAACAGAGTTGTAACAAAGTCTTTAACAAAATACTAACAAATTTATTTGGAGGGTAAGCTGGCCGGTTGTACTTTTGTATTGTTAACCCGAAACCAATATGCCCATAGTGGATATAGTGGGTGAATTTTAACAATACTTTATTACTTCATCCCTGGTATCGGTTTAACACATTTTTAACATTAAAAACACATAATTGTATGCAAGCAACAATTAAAATCTACGAAAAGCGTAAGCAAACGCGTAAGGACGAACAGGGTGTACCACACACGTCTATTGCAATGCGCACGATTGACACACTGACTTATACGGTAGCGGATGAGTTACCCATTGGTAAGAAGTTAGCCCGGCTTAATCACTTCGCGGCCAATGCCATTGGAGCACGTTACAAGGCTATACTAGGTGCTGGTAAGAAGTTGGGGTCCAAAATATTCTTCGCCATCGCCATAGACGGCAAGGTCTATTCGAGCGAGTCATCGATGTTACGTGCCAACATGACCAACCTTGTAACGGTTAGCCGTAAGGACGTAGCGGACAAGGATGGCAACCCATTGGACGGCAAGGTCATTATTGCTAATGTGGCATCTATCCAGACCGTTGCCATTAAGCAGTCTATTAGCTACCTTGCTGATCTTGCCAGGATTGCTAAGGAGGCGGATACCTTTGAGGGCGAAGCAGTCAAGGCAGGTGCTATGCTCGTCGGTATCGAAGGTGATATTGTTTCGGAGGTTTAACAGGTGACCCCCGTTGACCCCTTGCAAATAAAGGGGTGTGAAGGTTGGACTTTCACGGGGGGTCCACTACAGGCCAAGGGGTCAGGTTCCAGTATCCGCTCTTTAACATATTTTTAACTTCGCTGTCCATAAAGCGTATGGGGTCCGATCTAGTCGGGTAATGGTGACTCTCCCATTTTTCAGCAAGCGATTTTAACAGTATGTTAACAGGGTCCGCTCTTTAACATAGCTTTAACGTATGTCAGTCCTCAAAGTAGCTAGTAAGACAGCCAGCTAATTAGACAGAGTAATACGGCTTATGCCCCTCAGATTGTTGCATAAGCTCATTACAGACCAATAGATAGACTCTGAACGCTAGGTAATGGGTTATGACACTTTAAAGTAATAATGTCTTAAATAGCCTGTAATAGGCTTATAACACTATTCAACGGCATAGCTTACTGTTCTGGTAAGTGAAAAGTTCCCAAATCAATACAAATTAAATAGCTATTGTGATACTTGGATTTTAGTAAAGTGATAGTTTGAGTATGGAGAGTAGGAACCTGAAAGGGTGATAGAGGTTAGATTTAGGATTCCCGATGCCTGTAAGTTCCGAATTACGTGAACCTAAAGGATCAATAAGCCATGAAGTTTTATATGTTTTGGCGAACTAGGGTACTAGAAAAACATATGTAAGCGGGTCCCCCTTCGCTGATAAGATTGTGAATAATCTTTAATAAAGGGCTGCAATAGAAAATTAGTATTATTACCTTATACATCCAGATTTATCGTTTGTATAGGGCTCATATTTGATTTAAACGCCATCAAAGTAATACTGACAGAGTAAATGCAGAACATGAAACCATAACAAGGGGTTTTATTCCTTGTTTTTTTATAAGCTGCGTAAAGCGGCAGGGTCGGACGTGCTAACGGATTCACAAGGGTGATAGCCGTGCATGGGATGCATAGTGTTCCCTAAGCACTCAATTAAATTCAAACAATCATGAATCAGACAGCTATCCAATGTGCGAAGGATGGAATTTATTATCTCAACCTGGAAGAACTTAAAGAGGTAATGAAGTATATAAAGGAACGTAAAGCTCTATTGGAGGAAAGGAAAGCATTAGAAAAGAAATTACAATCAGCCAAATAAAATTAAAGTCATGAGTACTAAAATTGAAAAGGTAGACAAGAAAACTACTACTGTAAGCGTATGGTCCAAACGTAGAGGCGTTAACAGGAAGATGGTAGTGGACAAATGGGAAGTAGGTACTAACCATAAGGGTAAGAAGATTTACAAGTCCCAGACGAAGCATGTAGCTGCGTAAGATATTCGTTTCATAAAACTACGGTTTAAGGTTTGAGCTTGGGTGTTTCTACATCCGGGCTTTTTTTATTTGATTGTTTGAGAAATTATTTGTATTATAGAGGCCATCAAACAAAGACCTAAAGTTTCTACTTTGGGTCTATTTTTACATGGGGGTAGAATGGTTGATCACCATAGACTGGCAAAGTAGGGTAGCTTCCTAAAGAGGTTCGAATCCTCCGCCTCCACATTTTTAAATTGAATTTGTCTTATAATTTGTATTATGTTAAATAGACCATAAATAAGTTTATATGTAGGACATAATATTGTAAGTTGTTGATTATCATATGGATATTTTTAATGTGTAAGTAAATGCTTACAGATGGGATGGGTCGAGGGTCGCATCCCTAGAGGGAAGCAATCCCTAGCGGGTTTCCCTTGTTGGGAAGTTTTCTAAATTGTTATATGACTTTATATGATTTATCGATTATCGATAAATTTTTATTGATAATTGAATAATAGACATTTTAATATATACATATATATTCTAAACGGAATTACTATGATTCAAATAAAGATCTTTAACGAGTTTTCACTAGCAAAGCTAGAATCAGAGGCAAACATATTTTTGTCAGATTCAACCATTAAATGGATAGAAGCGAAACATTCCGTCTATGCTAATTTCCGTGGTGAAACCGTTCATGTATTAACTATTACCTATAAGAAAAAATAGCTATGTCAAAGATAGCCTACAAAGGAACCAACAGACACCGGGGAAGGTATGCGATACTTCCTTGTCTAACCTTGATAATAAATGACGAGGATTTTGCCTTTCATTTTGATTGGCTTAGCTATCATGCGTGGATTGGTTTTAACAGAAAGAAAAAGTAATCGTTTATGTCCAAAAGAGCATTCATCTACCATTTGGAACAGGACTTTGAAAGATGGCCTTTGCCTATTAGTTTTGATCCCTATAGGGAACAGATGTTATTGCTTCGTCGTAGGAGGACAATAGAGGCGTTTACAGACAGGTTCTTTTCTTTTTGGAAGATTGATACCTACAATGGGAAAGCTCTTAAAATTGACTAAAAATAAGTTATGATGACACTGTCTACTTTTACCTTTACAGAACAAGAACAGAAGATCATTGATCGAATACGGGAGTTACTTCCTTATCAGGATCAGATTTTCATTGGAGACTTGGATGGCAATCCTAAACAAAATAGAGGGGTGTTAGCGAGTCTTGTTAAGAAAGGAGTGATTGATGTGAACAAAAGAGATGGAGGACTTATATCTCTTTTAATAGACTAAAATAACTATCTATGACACACCAGGAAGTTTGGGAGGATGAGACATATATATCCCCTAATGAAAGGGAATGGATTAGGTATGTGACTCTCATAGAACAACAACTACAGGTAAACTTAGGGAAGTGTTCAGAGAAAGAAGATGGGTATTGTATGGATAGTGCATATGATGCCTGGAGAGCAAGTATTACTTGGATGGAATATGTCAATGGTAAACGAGCTTAAAAATAACTAGTATGATACACACGTATAGTGCCTTCCAGGATGATAAGGTGGAGCTAACGGCTATTCAAGTCCAAACGGATGATCCTTGGGATCAAACACCGGCAACCTACCATCAGCTTCCACGACAGGAAGCATTTTGTTTTGCCAGGATATTAGCGAACATCACAGGCAGACAAGTGAGGTTGAGTTTTCCTCCTAATGAGAAAGTAGATTGCTGTAGGTATAATGGATCGTATATTTGGCCTGATCAACATTAAAAGTAATTAGTTATGAAATATTTAATTGGGTTTATCCTATGGACTATTATTGGTATAATAGCTATAGTGTATAATGCTCCTGGGATATTAATCTTTATTGCTGGTACCATGGTTGGAACTAATTTAATATTGCTTGTTGTTGATCTTGAAAAAGAATAACTATGTACAAAGTATCGGTTAAGTTATATAAAAGAACGACTAATGAGTTAATCGACGAGTTGTCGTTAGAACATGCAGAGTATGGTAATGCTTTTAATCAGTTTACCAAATGGGTAAAGATGTATTCATTGGCTATTGCTGTAGGTGGAAATGGTAAGATTGAGATAACAGTGCGTAGTGGGTTTGATTTGTATAATAGCTTTATAGCTACTGTATTATAATTTCTAAAAACAAAGTATATGCTAAAATCAGTATCTATCATTGTCATTGTTGTAAGTTTATTGTTAAGTTCGTGCAGTATTATACGGCAGGAAGGAAGCACGAGTCCGTGCTATGGACAAAAACATTATGTGGGATATGGTCCCGGTGGGTATGGTAAAGGTAGGATTAAAAATTGATAAACTCTTTGATACTCTGATTATATCCAACAGGTAAGTAATGTTAGATACACAAAAAGCCCATGTTTTTCTAATATAAGATGGGATATCAAGGTGGAACCTTGTATAATTGGAGTATCATTAACTTTTAAACTCATTTCTATGACTGTTAAATATAAAGATTGGAAATATTTCACCAATAAAATAACTTTTCAATTGGTTGCAGACGTTGTATTTGCTATCTTTTTTACCGAAGATGGTAAAGAGCATAATCTTGATGCTACATCCATAGAGATCATATCTTAACTTCTTAAGCTCCTCTAAAGAGCTAAGATTCTGTAGTATAATGGTAGCCTACAGACTGAGACATTCCATTACCAAATCTTAAGCTCCTATACACCTTATTGATAGATGAAGCCTATGGAAATAATGTGGAGTTATCCTATATGGATAGATAGCTACAAAGTACAGAATACTATATCATAGCCTTTGACTAGTATGGACGGATCAATAAGTGGGATTATCCCTGTATAGGAGCTTATTTTTAAACTTCATTTTTATGAAATATAAAACACTCATATTATATTTCTTTCTCATAATTTTAGGTAGAGATACAGATTATTATTTTGATGCTAATGGTATAGATGATAAGGACTATAATTTCATAATACAT